AAGATGACACCACCCAGTACAAACAGATGATCCGGCAGATGATTGCCGAGCTCGAAGACGTCCTGGTTGTCCTCAAGAAATAAATTTCTGCTTTTAAATACTTCCAGTTTTCAAAAGCTTGCGATATATTCTTGAGCGTTCCTCGAGATGAGGAACAAGTAACACGCCTAGTCGGGGCGTAGCGCAGTCCGGTAGCGCACTAGCATGGGGTGCTAGGGGTCGAGTGTTCGAATCACTCCGTCCCGACCATATTTTTCAATGACTTAGCCCAACTTTCGCGAGTTGGGCTTTTTCATGTGCGTGACTTTTGCGTGACTTCTCGATTTTTCACGCCTGTTTCCTCTTCAAGATTGTCAGGACCGGTCCACGCGAATCGGTTGCTGATACCATGTTCGCAGCTTCAATCAGATGCCCTAGCTCAGCGCCCGAGTAATGACTGGTGATGCTGCCGTTCTTGTGGCCCAAAAGGGCCTTGCGGTCTTCCTCGGTGACGCCTGCTGCGCGTAGCCGACGGCCAAATGTGTGTTTGAGGTCGTGGATCCTTATGGATGCATAACCTGGGTGAGCGGGGCGAAGGTTTTCCTCCTGCCAGAGTTTCGCCGCTCTCACCCGCGCCTTCTTCCAAGCCGAGTCGTTCATCCGGTGCATCGCGGTACCGTTGTAGGGAAAAACCCATTCCTTACTCAGGCCGCGCTGTTGCTCGATGATCGACTTCGCCACGCTGTTGAGCACAACCAGTCGCTCATCACCGTTTTTCACCCCGGACCGTTCGTGTCTGCCGCCAAAATCAGCAGGGATCAGAAATACACTCGTGCCGAGTTCCGGTACCGAGATTTCCCAATCCCATCGCAGCTTGCAGACCTCCTGCTCCCGGGTGCCGGTGTTCACCTTGAACAGCGCCATCGTTTGCAGGTGAGCCGGCAATTCCGCAAATAGAATCGACTGCTCTTGCCAGGACATCGGGTAGGGCTTGCGGCTCGATTTCTTCTCTTCCAATTTCGTGAGCATCGGCACGCTATCCAGCCACGGCCTGCGCTCATCGTCTCGCCACTTCCTGGCACACAACGATAAAACCCGAACCACACGCTCGATCGAGATATTCACCGTTCTGTTGCTTACACCCTTCTTTACCTTGCCGTCCTCGAGCTTCTTGGTCGCCAACCTGTCCTTGATGAAGGGCACCAGGGCTTCGTCATCAATGTGGGTGAGCGGTATATCGCCAATGAACGGGTCCAGCTGAGAAAGGTGGTGTGCCGATAACTTGATTGAAGGCTGGTCCTTGAACTCCAGCAGGAAGCGAGTCGCCGCCTCCCGCCAAATCCTGACCTTCTTTACGCCATACACCTTCTGCTGGCGGATCTGCTCCAGCCTGAAGATCAGGTAGCGTTCCGCTTCTTCCCGGTCACCAGTTCCAGTGCTTTCGTAAAGTCGTTCTCCGTTGATTTTCTTGTCGATATGCCAGATGCCTTTCCTCTCGGAGAGGCCTGTGATCGATTTTCGCGCCATGATTTATCTCCTTTCAGGCGCTCGCTGCGGGGCAATTGTTGCTCCGGGGCGCGTTTTTTATCAATTGCTTTGGCCTCGACATACGCCGTTGCCCAGTCATCCAGCTCCTGGCGGTCGAAGCCAACACCGCGCTCGCCTATGGGAAACTCGCTGACATATGGGCGTACGGTTTTGTCGAATTCGGCGCGGCACATGCCCAGGTAAATAGGCGCGGCGCCGGCACGGATGAAACGAGGGAGGATGCTTTCGCGTCGGGGCCGGGAAGGCGCCTGCGCCAGTTCTGCAGACATAGATGCTCCATGCCGCGCGTGGCGGCAGAAGGTGGTTGATGGGATAGGTGGGTTGTGGAAATCAGATGAGGGGTGTTAGGCAGGCTGAATGGCTGAACTAAGGTTTATTGGTTCGCCTCGCCAGTTGCGCGCACGCTTTCTCCCCCTGAAGGTAGCTGGCGGGGTGAACCCTACTGCCACGGCCCCTTGTAGCAGTACACGTAGGCGAACCAGGCGAGGGCGATCATGGCGTCACCTCGCTGGCAGGCAAGAGCTCGCCGGCCAGCTCCGCAGCCAAACCGACCGGCCACCAGTAACGGGGGCGCTGGTACTCTGGATAAGACTCCTCACGAACCACCAGTCCCTTGCGTTGAAGTGCCTTGAAGACACTCAGCACGGACTGGGCGTTGATCCCGAGGCGATGACCAACCTGATAGGTCAGACCGCCCATGCCGAACACACACGCTTGATCACCCTTGGCCAGCTTCTCGCAGTCACCCTGGTGGAGGTACGGCGTTACGCCGCGATAGCGGTATGCGTTATCCCGGCCAATCTTGCGCAGCTCCTCGAGGATGGCGCGCTGCTTCTCCGTCAGCTTCATGGCATCACCTTCTGGCCGAGCAGCACTTCGCTGACGACCTCCCAGAGCTTGGCCGGTGACCACTGAAAACGATCGAAATCCGTGTCGGGCTCAATGCCGAATCGGCAGGTTGAGTGCGCGCCGGTCGGATACTCGCCACGCTTGGCCATAATCGTCGCCACTCGTCCATCGCCGCCGGGCTCGGTGCGGTGGTATTCATAGGCTCGGGTGTTGTAGTCGTTGCCGGCGGTGACCTCGAAGGTGCCGGCCGGGACCAGGTCGGCGCGCCCGTCTGGTGTCCATGGCCGTCCGCCGCCGGCAGTTCGTGCACCTTCATGCAGGTACAGCACGAACTCGCCTGCGTCGTGGCACACCATGTCGAACTCATGGTTGATCTGCGTGCCGACAATCACCCGGGAAGTGAAGTTGAAGCGATGGTCGTGGATTGCGGAGTGCTCGAAGCAGGCACGGCGCGGCAGCTCAGGGTGCCAGACGTGCAGGCGTTGATTGCCCTGGAGTTGAACCTGGACAAAGCCGAGGCCGTGCAGGGTTATTTTGTCGGTCATCACGTCGTCGATGATCATGGCGCCACCTCGCGGCGTGCCCACTGCACATACGGGCCGTTATCAGTATCGAAAATGCCGAGCATGAACCAGCCATCATCGGGCGGCGTCTCAGGCTCCCAGCCGATGCAGTGGGCCTCGCCGTCTTCCCAGTAGGGGTGAGCGTCCAAGTCGGAATCCATGTGCCAGCCGATCACCTTCAAACCCTGAGATTCAAGCCACGCTTTCCACGCCTCGGCGTCTTCATCGAATTCAGGGATGTCCGGGTGATACCAATAGCCGTCATCGCCTCGCACGACTTCGACGGGGCCAATCAACTTTTCTTCAGGCATGACTTCGTCCTTGCCGCTATGGCGGCTGACTTTGAAGGGGGGATTCAACAAGCTTATTCATTCAAGTAGCTAAAATTGGTATTCTTCTGTGCTTTGCACATGCTGGGAGCGGTGAATGCTGGCTTATCATTTTGTAGATGATCAATATGGCTTGATCAACTTGGCGAAAAGACGTTTAAAAGTCTCTCAGTTCGATTCCGTAAATGATCCATTCGAACTGTTTTGCCATGCGTTAAGTGATGAGGAGCTAAGGCGCCGAATGGGTAAGTTCAAAAGCTCAACTGCTGCAGACACAGGAATGATCTGCTTCAGTAAGTCAATGGGCAGCCCTGTCCAGTGGGCCCATTATGCGAATCGGCATAAGGGGATTTGCTTGGGCTTTGAGATACCTGAGAGTTTTCTCGCGCCAGTTCGCTACGTTTCTGATCGCATCGATTTTAATTTTGATAAGCCTTTGGCTCTAGATGTTACTGATCCGAGGACCGTGGAGTGTTTTCTTACAAAGTATGATCATTGGTCTTATGAGCAGGAAGTGCGATTGTTTGGATTTCTAGGGAAGCCAGACCCAGAAAGTGGACTCTATTTTGAGACCTTTAGTGAGGAATTGAAGTTGGTTGAGGTTTATGTTGGTTGCGCTGCGAAAATTACTAAAAAAGAATTGCACTCAGCTCTTGGTGATCTCAGGAATGAGGTCGAATGCTTCAAGGTTAGGCCTGCTTTTAATTCTTTTAACATGGTTAAAAATCTCGCAGAAAATTGGCAGTAGACGTCGTTCAAGTCCTGCCGTGAACATAAGGCTCCGTCAGGCAGCGAGCCGCTGGTATAGCTCGATGATGTCGGCGGCGTTGGCGCTGACCAGTGCTTCGGCCTCATCCGGGCAGACACTATTGCCGATCAGCCGGACCTGGTCCGTCTTGTTGATGTTGCGCCATTCTTCGGCGCCGGTCACCGGGTCGACGAACAGGCCGCGATCGATGATGTAGGCCTTGTCGAAGCCCTGGGCTGCCTTGAGCTCAGGCGGCTGTAGCATACGCAGGGTGATGTCGACCAGCACATAACCGCCGACCATGACCAGGTCCGCCGGATCTTTGAAGTGCTCCGGCAGATGCTCGTGCATGAAGGCAGCGCAGCGGCGCGCACCTTCCAACTGTTCAGGCGTCAGGCTGTCCAGCACCTGCACAACTTCGACCAGCGCGACTCGATCTTTCGTCGGCAGGGTGTGCATCGGCTCGGTGAGCGATATGCCGTCCTTCTCGTTGCCGTAATACTTCACCAAGTACGCGTTGACCAAACGCTGGTTGGCGCCGGATTGGCAGATGGTCGAGATAGGGTCGAAGGCCGAGCGGCCATCGCCTTTGTAATACCCACCATTCGCCTGTTCGAAGAACGCAGCGACGACGCCGTGTCGCGCGGCGCCGGCCAGCACGGTCTGTGTAGGCTCGTCCGGCGAGCTACCGACGGCGTTCTGCCCGAAGGCTGTCATGTGCGCGGCAACCATCGCGAAGTGGCCGCCTTTTACTTGGGCAACCTGCGTGCGCAGTGGCTCTTGCGCGTCGAAGTTGCGTTGAGATGAGCCGTTGGCGCACTCGGTGAGAAACGGCGCCGCTACCGGCTGCACCAATGCGTGATGCGTGCCGCCGGCGCTGATGGTCGACAGCGCTTCGTCGACGCCGTGGGTGCTGGTGTGCGCTTCGGATGTGCCACGCATTGGGACAATGAATGGCTTCGCACTGGTCAGCACGTGTCGCCAGCAACCCTTGGCCACGCGGCGCATGGTGTTCATGGCCATCGGCTTGTCCCGGAAGATCGTGCGGCCCAAGTTGCTCCAGTCGATGCATTCCGCGGCAGTTCGCCAAGCTTGCTGCTTCGCCGTCGGGACTTTGTGACGCTTTGGCGCTGGCCACACTATCGGCTTGCCGTCGCTTCGGGCCACCAGGTACAGACGCTTGCGGATGGTCGGGGTGCCGGCGTTGGCAGCGATGCGCTCGCGCCATTCGACGTTGTAGCCCAAGCCGCGCACCAGGCTTTCCGCAGGAACATATTCGCCGATCGATTGCAGGACCTCTGGCATGTCCGGGTGGTCGGCGGCGAGACCGGTGCTGAGCGCGGCGATGAATGCCTTGAAGGTCCGTCCCCGCTCGGCCTTGATCGGCTGGCCGTTTTCGTCGATCGGGCCCCAGTCACAGAACTCTTCGACGTTCTCCAGGAACATCAGGCGCGGCCGGGTGGCGTGCGCCCAGCGAACAACCACCCAAGCGAGCCCGCGCACTCCTCGGTCACGCGGTGCGCCGCCCTTGGCCTTGCTGTGATGCCGGCAATCCGGCGAAGCCCAGAGAATGCCGACCGGCTGGCCGCCGGTGGCATGGACCGGATCCACCTCGAACACGTCCGCAACATAGTGCGCCGTCTGCGGGTGATTGGCGCGGTGAACGGCCAGGGCAATAGGGTTGTGGTTCACCGCGACATCCGGCTCCCGGTACGCCCGGGCTATCCCGGTGCTGGCACCGCCGCCGCCGGCGAACAGGTCAACCACCAGTTCCTTTTCGAATGGCAGGCCCATGCTTGGCTGACGGTGGATGAACTGGGGCAATTTCTGTTCTGCGGACATAGGGGATCCTCGCCGGCTGGCGTGATTTGTTGAAATGGAGTATTGAAGAGTGTCAAAAAGAGGCGATGTGCCATCTTGGTTTTGGAGCGGAGTTAGTCAATGGAGCAGTTAAGAGCGGCATTTTCTCAGGCGATTTTCGAAGCGATTCGTGAGTGTCACGATTTCGGCTATCACCCCACCAAGTGGGAGGCAATGAATCGAGCACAACATCCCGTTGAGGTATCAATAAAACTCGTCCAATCACCCGATTTTCAGGATGGGTTTCGACGGCTCCTCAGGGAAAACAGGGAGTATTTGACAGTAGAGTCCATCATGCTTAGGCCAGAGTTTTCACGCCTCTTTCCGGACCAGGTTCTACAGGCTGCAAGATGGCGGCTGCAAACCGCTAATCGCTAATGCAAATGGCTTTCCTGCTTCGGCGGTCAGTGGCTAAGCTGACGTTTCGTGAAGTGGGTATTTGTGTTCGGCCTGGAATGGGGCCGGATCAAGGAGGTGATCGTGAACTGCGTGCTGATTGTGAATGCCACTTCACTTTTGTTCGGGGTCTTATCGGCTGCCTTCTGGGTAACGGCTGCTGTGGTAAAGGCTCCGCCGCCTCCGGGCTTTGAAAATTCGCCAGATGGAGATTTCTGGAAGGCCACTATCGTTGACGGAGGCGAGCTCTATGGAACGCTACGCCTGCAATCAAAGTGGAACAGTCGAGCAGCCTTTGCTGCTGCGGTAACTGTCGCCCTACAAGTCGCTGCCAATCTCATTGGCGCTGTCTCAGCGCTATAGGTGAGGGTGGATCAGGCGACTGCGCGCTTGAGTTGATCAGTGAGCTGGGTCGGCAGACTGCGCAGCGTCAGGGTGCCGCCAGCTTCGTCAAACTCAACTTTCGAGCCGAGCAGGTGCTGCTCGAAGCTGATCGACAGGCCGTCGATGCGGCCGGTGAAGCGCCGGAATTTGTTTAGAGTTTTCTTGTCCGGCGGCAGGATCTCGGAAAGCCCGTAATCTTTCGCCTTGATGAAGTCATAGAAGGTCTTCGGCTGATCTTCGTCGATCAGCCCAGAGAGCTCCTCGAGCGTGATCGGCTCCCCCAGTTTGGCCTGGGCCATGGAGTAATTGACCAGCGTGTTCGTCTTCTCTCGTGCCGACTCTTCGCCCAGGTCCTCACTTTCTACGAAGTCGCTGAACGCCTTCAGCAGGGTGCGGGTCTCGCCCGGGCCGTCGACGCCTTCCTGACAGCCAATGAAGTCGCGGAAGTAGTCGCTCGACTTGCGCCCATTCTTGCCCTTGATGAACGAGATGTACTGGCGGGATGCTGGGTTGCTCTTCCACTCGCTGAGGTTGATGCGGGCCGCCAGATGCAGGTGATCCAGATCCAGGCGCCGAACGGGGAGTAACGTCAATGCGTCAGTCATGACGACCGCTTCGGTTTCCTGCACCAGGGCAATGATCAGGTAATCGGTAAGGCCCTGCTGGTAGTGGCAGAACAGGGCGTTGCCACCGACCGAGAGGTTCGACTCTTCCATCAGCTTCGTCAGATGCTCGACAGCGTTGTCGCTGAAGGACACGAAGCCTTCGTCGCCAGCTAGGTACTTGCCGAGCCATCCACTGAAGGGAAAGGCGCCAGACTCAGCGTGAAAGAATCCCCAGGCCTTGCCAGCCTTGGCGTTGTAGCTTTCGTTGAACTGGCTGATCAGCTCGTCGCGGGCCTGGCTCTCGGCCAATTCGGCGCCGCTGTAGTGCAGGATCGCCGGGCTGCCGTCGGGCTTCTTGTCGATCTTGTGGATGATGCTGTGGAGAACAGGCATTGCGGTTACCTCGGGTAGGCGCCGCCCTCCGTGGCCGGATGCGGCATGGTGGCAATTTGAGATAGGATTAGGATTTTGATAGGAAGTAGCTGGCAATGAAGGCGCCAAAATGGATTAAGGTAAGATGGCGTTGGGCAAAACAGCAAAAATTTGAGAAGTGGGCAAGGCTAATAACTAGTCTTTATTTGTCGGTATTTTTAGCGATAGTTTTGGCTAGAGTTACGGAATTGTTTACATTGCCGCTTAATGAACTCGGGGATTTTGCGGCAGGCATGTTTGCCCCATTAGCGTTTTTGTGGTTGGTCCTTGGGTATCAGCAGCAGGGCAGGGAACTAGCAAATAGTAATTCCTCTCTGATATTGCAGGCAACAGAACTCAAATCTTTGGTGGAGAATCAGAGAGTTGCCAACGAGATTCATGAAAGAACGCTTGAGCCGTTATTTGAACTGCGATATGTAGGTGAAGCAACGACCGCCGCGGGGGTTACATTTAATTTTGAGGTCATCAATGTTGGTGGGTATTGTAAGCGGCTTGATTTTAGGATGTATGGGCCTGGTATGCATGACGGTACTCAACTCCTCGGATCGCTTCCTAATACTCATACCAAAGAGTTGAGAGTGAGTGGTATGAAAGGTGACTTTGTTTTTTACAGATTTTGCTTTGAATACGAAACTCTCAGTGGAAAGTCTGGAGTTAAGGATTTCGTCACCTTGATGTATGTCAGCGAAGAAGGAACTGGATTTAACATTATGAGTTCGTATGAAATGCTACCTCCAGATTATCTTAGGACGCTAGGTTTTACATAGTTAGAATTTCAATTTGGAAAAATCACTTCATCACCTGGGTCTTTCTGAATCATCAGCAGGCTCTTTCGATGAAGAGCCAGCGACACGTTTTGGGAGAGCTCGATAACGTGTCGCGGAGGGGCAAGCAGCGGGGAGGACTTTTGAGGCCCTAATGCATGAAGATGATGAATCATAAGCGTGATGGCCTCGCCCTGTTCCTCGATACCGCTCCAAGCCATCAGCTCAGCCAGGGCCTGCCGGGTGCCGGCCATGCAATGCAGCCGGATTTCTTCCTCGCCGCGAGTCTTTCGCCTCGCCGCAGCCTTTGCCGATCGATCTTTCTGCGCGACAGCCATGGGATACCTCTTCAATGCCGCTGGCCGGCAATGCCAGCCAGGCTTGTCGTTTTCGTTGTTGCACGCGAGCCATCCTGCGCATCAGGCTGATGCCGGGAAGTCGAGTGAGTAATCGGCGATCAGCCGGCGGCATAGCGTTTCGCTAATGCCGAGGTGCTTGCTGGCCTTGTACCGCGTCATGCCGGCCGCTTTGCACTCCACCAATTGAGCGGCCAGGGCGGCTTTTTCGTCGGCGCTGATGAGTCTTCCGCGCTTGGTCTTCGGCGCCTCGATGTTCCGATAGCCGTACGCCGTCTTCGGGATTTGATCGACACCAGGGCTGTCCTTGCCGAGGCCTGTTGGAATCAGCTGTGCCTGACCCCCGGATGCAAAGAAGGCAGCTTTCGCCGCCTCCAGTCCACTTTGCCGCTTTGCGGCTTCATCGATTGCTTGGTCCATGTCAGACACCGTTTAAAGGGTGGAGGGGGGCGAAGGGGATGTCGTCGTCGAAGCTGTCGGGCGGGGCCGCCTGCTGGTTCTGGGCTGGTCGGGCTACCGCCTGCTGCCGGGACTGCTGAGGCCTGGACTGCTGCTGCGGTTGATTGGCCGCCTGGGGCGGTGATCCGACGAACTTGATCAAGATGATCTTGCCCGTCAGCTTGAAGCCCTCACCGCCGCCAGTCTTGGCGTACGTTTCGATGTGGGCGTCGTCCACGGTGAAGTAGATCTGCTGGCCCTTGAGCAGGTAGGGCGCCATGGCTTCGGCCTGCTTACCCCAGAGGGTGGCGTCTACCCATTGGGTCGGGCGCTTGCCGTCCTGGCCCTTGCGGCCGTAGTCGCAGGCCAGTGCCAGATTGATCACGGGGTCACCGCTTGGAGTGAAGCGAAGTTCAGCGTCACGGCCAATGCGGCCGACGTCGGTAAGTGTTGGCATGGGGTTTCCTTAAGCGGCGATGCCGAGCACGCGGTTCATGCGCTCGTCGAGGATTTCGTAGAAGGTTTTGACGCGCTCGTTCAACTTGCGAATCATCACTTCGTCGCGGTAGGCACGCTTCACAAACAGCTTCATGCCCGGCCAGTAGCTGACGAAGTCGATCCACTCGCGATCCGACACCCACAAGCCGCCCTGGCACTGCGCGACATGCTCCTTGGGGATCTCGCCGGACAGGATCACCTCCACCTGAAACTTCGGCAGCTTGGTCTTGATCTCGCACAGGCCGTCCTCGCTGATCAGCGAGTCTGGCGAGTAGCCAATCCCATGATTCAGGATGATGCCGACCTGCTCGGTGGTCACGTCCAGTTGCGACTGGTACAGGCCGCGGGCGATGCCCTCGTATTCATGGCCGCGCTCGGTGTGGCGGTTACCCTGGAACGGATCAGCAGCTTCACCGGTGATGCGCTCGCCGATCAGCGTGTTCATGTAGGTGAAGGCGCCGGCGCCGAAGCCTGCCTCACCCTTGCCGTTGACCAGCAGGGTGTCCAGTTCCGAGCAGGTCACGATGCCCAGGCGCAGATCCAGCCACTCTTGAGTCCCTTGCTCAACGTTACTGATGATTTTCATCGTCTTTCCCTTCGGTGGTTTTGCTGTTTTGGGTGGCTGACTTGGTGAGCATGGCCAGCACCTGGTCGAACAGTGATTTCTCAACTGATGCCGGGGTGCCGTGCATCTTCTTGAAAGCCTCTTTCGCCTTATCGCTGCATTTCTCCAGCAGGATGGCGAGCTGCGCGGCCTGCGCTGAAGTCACGCGCGGCGTCACCTGCGCGGCCGGCCCGTTGCCGTCGTCGTCTTCGCCGGTGGTGGTGAAGTTCAGCAGCAGGCCTGCGGTGTAGCGTTTGCCGTAGCTGACGCTGGAGGCGACCGCCTGCACGCCGTTTTTGCTGCCGGACGCATCGACAGGCAGAACAATCGAAGTTACTTCCCGGTGGCCGGCGCGATGACTCAGCACACCTTCGACCTCGATGCCTCGTTCATTGCGAGGGGTGCGGAAGGTGATGGCGAATCCATACTTGGCCATCACCGGCTTGATCATTTCGTTGACGTCTTCCCAGAGCGCATAGGTGCTCTGGACGCGGCCGTTCTTGTCCTTGATGCCCCCGCGTTCGCCGATCACCGGCATTTCTTCCTGCATGTGAGCCAGGGCATCGTCGTATTGCTGCTTCGCCTGCTGAGCCTGGAAGCGTTCGTGCATCAGCATCAGGCGCTCCATCTTGTCGATGTCAGCGTCGGGGCTCATGGCCACCTGCTGGATGATCGACATGATGGTCGCCGATTCGGTTTGAATGGCCGGCACGCGCTCGACCTGGTCTTTCACTGCGAGATTACTCATGGCGACCTCAATACTTGATGGAAATGGCGGGGATGAAGCCGCTGGCGATCAGCTTGACAGCCAGGCGGGCGCATTCTTCGTTCATGCCGTTGGCGATGAATGCCTCTTTCGCTGCTTTGTAGATGGCGCCTTTGTGGGCCCGATCTGCCTCGCGCAGCTTTTCTTGGCGTAGGATTTCGTCGGCCGCGGCGTTCTGGCGGGCGATCTCGTCCAGTCGAGCTTGCTCAACCGCTGCGGCTTGACGCTGCTCGGCGGCAATGCGGTCCTGCTCAGCGCGGCGAATGGACTCGACACGATCCGCCTCGGCTTGCAGCTTCTGGCGCTCGGCCTGTTCAGCGGCCAGTTTCAGCTGCAGGGCTTGGTTAGCAGCGGCAGCCTCGGCCTCGCGGACTTTGCGCTCGGCGTCGCGCTGAGCCTGTGCAGCCTGATCAATCAGCGCCTGTTCACGTTTGGCGGCTGCATCACGCTCAGCCTGGGCTTTTTCTTCGGCTTCACGCTGGGCTTTCTCTGCCGCTTCCCGGGCGATTGCGGCTTCATGGTCAGCCTTGGCCCGCGCCTCTGCTTCAGCGCGCAGCCTGGCCAGTTCTGCTTGCTCAGCTTCGTACTTCTGGCGGGCGGCGAGGGCAGAGCGAAGCACGCTCAGGGCTTTGTCCTTGGCACGGGCTGCTTCCGGCTCGAATTCTTCCCAAGCATCGCCCAGAGCAATCGCTTCGAGCTGTGCGACTCGGTCGGTCAGGTCTTCGGCGGTGATGCCGTCCAGATCCACGGCCATCAGCCGGATGCGCTCGATCGCGTCATTGTGCTTGTCGACCCGGGCGTCCTCAGCGGCTTGCCACTCATTCAGCGGGCGGCGGACTTCTTCCTGCCATGAGTCCAAGGTGTCGCGAACGCGCTTGCGCTCGGCGTCGATCTTCTTCGGGACTTCCTTCAGGTCGGCGACCAGCTTCTTGCCGACGTCGTCCAAGGCCGTCTTGGAGCGGGCGACTGCATACGCCATTGAGGCGATCGCATCGCGACCCTTGCGGGTGCTGATGTCCGGCGTGAAGCCATCGATCTTGGAGCGAATCACCTGCAGCCAAGGCTCAAGACCCTTTTCAGTGCTGTAGACGGCGAGGGCGGTTTCTTGCGGCGGCACTACGGCCAGTTCGGTTTTTGCGGACATGGGGAATCCTTGCCGCGATGCTCGCAGCGTTTGCAGGTGGTGGTTATTGAGTGATCTGGCCGGAGTAGGCGCTTGCCAGCATCCAGGCGGTGAAGAGAAGCAGGGCAACGGCTGAGCCGCGCCAGGTGTGGATGCGCTTGGCGCGCTGGTAGGAAGTCATGGCCGAACCCTCACCGCGATCCGTCCGCCCTTCATAGTCGCAGCCAGGCGATGCGGTAGGTTGGCGACCAGTTCTTCGCGCTTGCGACCGATCGCCTCATTGAAGGGCAGGCCGAAACTGAGAATGGCGATGCGCCGCTCGATAGCTTCGAGCTGCTCATCGATCAGCGTTTTTACCGGTGCTGTGCTCATGACAACTCCTTGCGCTTGCGGCTGATCTTCAGCAGACGAGCGCTGTAGTGGTGGAATTCTTCGGCGGTGATCTCGCCGGCGGTGAAGAGCCTCACAAGCAGTCCGTCGGCGAGGCTGTCGTCGATGTCTCGCCTGCCGGGGTGCTCCAGGGCTTCAAGCGCTTGGTCGATGGTGATGTGCGGGCTCACAGATCGGCGTCCTCGGCCTGGGCGATCAGCGCATCATCAGCGAGCGGCTCCAGTAGGGATTCGGCAATCTCACCAAGCATGCCCAGCGGGTGATCGCTATTGCCAAGCAACTCAGCTACAGCCGTCTTATCAGCGTTTCCGGTCGTCGCCGTGATCAGCAGCCATCCCAGCGCCGAGGTGTGCACCTCGCTGTCGGCCAGGCGGTTGTTCACGTACTCATCCACTGCCAGGGCGAATTCCTCGGCGGTTACGCCTTGCTGAGGGCGCATGCGGCGCTGAAATGACACGCTGCAGCCGCGTAGAAGTTCTTCAGCGGCGTTGTGCAACCACTCGGCCCGAGCATCTTCGTGCGGGCTGTGGCTCACTGGAGGCGGCTTGCGGTGGTGTCGAGGCAGATAACTATGCGTGGTGTTCATGATCGCCTCCAGAGGGCGAGGTGGAGTAGGCGAGGGCCGCCCATCCGTTTTAAACATATGGACCGCCTACCATTTGGCACGCTCCGTTTTGCGGCTAAACGGTATGCAGGAAGGCGCGAGAAGCGAGCATGGCGTCCGCCATCTTGTAAGCGGCTTTGGCCGTGTGATGCTCGGCGTCGTCAAGACCGAAGAGGCATGGCGCTCCGGCGGTGGAGATCAATGCCTGCATAGCTTTTGCGGCAAAGTAATCGCGGACGGTGACGCCGTATTCGCGTCCCGACTGGTGATCCGGCGCCGAAGGGAAGGCCGCGGCTCGACCCGCCTCCAGTGCCGCGTCGTATGCAAGCTGGGCCCCTTCGATCTGGCGATCCATCTGGGCTGCCATGTATTCCATGACTGATCCTCTGGTTGATCCAACAAAACTCGGCTGCACTCATCCATTCCGCTGATTGCCGGTGGGCGTGGAGGGGAGTGCATGCGGATGGTGTCGGTCGGAAGGGTTGCCGGTTACTTGTCCGGCGCTGATGTCACCAGCAGATCCTGTGGGCTATGCCCGCTGCGGGGCGCTGACAAGGCGCGCACTCCGGAACCGATATTCTCTCGTCGGTCCAAGCGCGCAGGGCTGTAGTGCCTGCGGATACTGTTGCTCAGCAACGGCGGGTTAGCGTTTCATGGCAGTGACTCCTATTGCTCGCTCACTGGGCAGGCAGTGGCCACCTATTGAATGGGTAATGCAGGGGGCCGCGTTGCGCGGTGCAGAATCGTCCGCATCGGGGTGTGATCTGGCCGGGGCTCAACCGGCATTAAGCGGATGGGGCAGCCCTAAAGACTGCCTGTTGGCGCATCCGCCGCCCGAGACTTAGCCTCAGATCACACTCCGATGCGGCCTGGTGCTGGGGAGTACCAGGTGCTCGGGCAGTTATCGTCAGGCTGACGTGGCGCTGGTTGGTCTTACCCGTGAGTGATGGACAGATCGCTGATTACGCAGATCGAAGCGTCCTCGGGATCGGTTGTGTCGGAGTAATCGATCTGGTTGTACACGCCGCCGTGGAAGGCGAGAGTTTTTGTGTCCCAGGTGCTGTCGAGGCGCATGATCGCGGAAGTAGATTTGACGCCGTTACAACTCGCCGATACAGAAACGGCACCTGTGGAGTTGGCGTGAATGTTGATCTTGAAGAGTGCGCCAAGCGGCACGTACTCCAGCACCGTCGAATTAACGGGATCGTCTTGCAGGTAGCTCGACCGGAATCCCATGGTGATTTTGCCTTTGTTCCAAAACACCTTTACCGGTGGGCGTTCAGAACCTTGCACATGAATTTGGCCGATCACGACCTTCTGCAACGAATTGACCTTCGTCAGTCGCATTTCTTGACGGCACCAATGGTCTGCGGCACTGGCAAACGGCCAATAGCCAGGCTCTTTCCATTCACAACGAGTTCGATGGACGCTTTTACTGGAGGCGCCAAGGGTGGGTGCTGTCATCTGCAGCGATCCGTCGGGAAGCATTGAGATGACGCTGGGGCATTCGATCAGCGCTCGCCAACCGATCAGGTCGAGGGAAATAGGGTTCGTGTCGGAAATTGGAAGAGGAGTTGCAATGATGAAATTGCTGATGTCTACAGTCATTGTCGAATCCTTATTTCATTTGATGGCACCTGTGCTCTGTTGAGCCTTCGCGTGATGTAGGCCTACATCCGTCTGCCCACTCGCTGAATGGGCAGAGGTGATGCTCAGTCGTAAATGCCGTAGCTGAACTCGTCTTCGTCGCAATCGACGAGGATTTTTGAAGAGCCAAAGTAAAGTGCGGCAACCATCTTTTCGAACTCGGAACGGAACTTCAGGGTTTGGCTGATCTTCTCGTTGTCGATTTTCGCGGCGTACACCGATCCGACCTCGCGACCCTTTTTGTCTTGGTCTTTCCCGTGACGGTCGAAGCTGATGTGGATCGCGTTGTCGAGGAGGTATTCGCTGCGCTCAGAACTTCTGGAGTAGCTCGTAATCCCGTGATCCTTGGGCTTCTTGTCGAAGTAGATGTGCAGGCCGCCGTAGTCGGATGGTTGAAAGCGAATGTCTGGGGCCTCCCAGTGTTCTTCTGCAGCGGACTCTTTGTGGTCCTCTACAAAAGCCTCCAGTAGAGCCTGCAAGCTGATCACTTCAGGCATGGCGTCCTTGTTCAGCACCTCATCGATCTGCTTCTGCGCCAAGCGCACCATGTCGGCCTCGACGCCGCTGTTTTCCCACTTTTCCTTCAGAGCAGCGGCGATCATGGTGTTGTAGCGGGTCAGCTCAAAGATTTCGGTGAGATTGGCTGGCAGCGCGGCCTTGATTGCCTCTTCGACCTGCTTGCCCATGTCGCCATAACGGCCGAAGCAGTTGTCGACCACGTTCGTGAACATCTTCTTGACGTGCTCGTCGATGATTTCGACTGGCTTGTCGCTGTTTGCAAAAGCAGTGACGCGCTCGGCGAGCAGCGATTGAAGTGTTTGTTCGCTCATTTGATGCTCCGTGCTTGATCGGTTGATTTCCCGTCTGGCCCTGTCGCCAAGGCCAGTCAGTGAAATCTTGTTTTTCGCTGGCACCGCATAGCGGGTCATTCACGCGGTTCGAGCCTTTCGCTCTAGTCAGCCGTCGAGGTGGTCCTCGCGTTGGTAGCCTTTCGGGGCTATCTGATCTCCGGTCGCCGTAGAGGCAGTGCCGTCTTTGTTCGTATTGCGCTGATTGTTAAAGAGCGGTCAGGCCCTTTGAGGCCCTTCGCAGTGGCGGTCCCTTTCGGGGGACTCGGTTGCGATGGGTTTAAATTAACCGCCGGTTTATGTTCGGTCAATACCGCCGGTTAATTTATTTTCCATTCGTATGTCGTATGCTGCGAGAGTGCTGGATGCATATACAGTGATTGGAGGCGAGAATGGCGAAATCAAAGAAGCAGGCGAAACCAGTAGAGCGGCAGGAAATAAGTGGTATAGAGAGACTGGGGCTGCGCGTCTCGTCGATGATTAATCACCCTGTTGCCCAGACTCAGCGATGGGTGACGATCCATCGCCTGGATACAGATGGGGATCGGGAGTGGGAGGAGGTGATGGGATTGCTATCGGAGACCGACGGCATAGACATGACGTTCAACGACGATGAGTCGGTAACGCTAAAGTGGGAGCCTCAGGTAGAGGAAGATCGCGTGCGTGAAGTGGATGATGCGTTTGCGAAGGAAGAGCCAGCGCCTTTCTGACGCCTAAAAAAAAGCCCGCCGAGGCGGGCTTGCTTACTTATTAATGGGTGCTTGTGCTGCAGCGGCTGGCGGGGCTGTAATAGTTGAGTGTGTGTCGGGAATGCTAGATTTATCACCTTTGCCAGTCTGGTAAAAAGTAACACTCAGCGCTGCAATAGCCACCCCAAGACCAACGGCGGTGAGCATAGCTCCCCAAATGTTCAGTTTGAGATTTCCAAGCCGATCGATGTCCCGCCGCATGCCCGAGATCGACTCATCAAGTCGACGATCCCTTTCAGCCTGAGCAGCTAGGAATCCATCGATTTTTGAGGAGATCGATTCAACCCGAGCATCCATCTTGACCTCGATGGTCTCGAGCTTAGCATTGAACTCTTCGCGCGTTATGTCATTCATTCTGTCAGCGTATCCAGATTTCTCCCTCATGTCACCAGCCATAGGCTCAGGTGGCGTCCCGGCGACAACAATGTGAATCGCTCCTCGCCGAAAGTCTGGAGATGGTCGAATGATTTTGGGTTCAGGGTGAAAATTGCTCCCTGAAATAACATCGGAGGTTTTGAGAGGTACACAGCCTTCGAGCTCAATTTTTATAATCGAGCTCATTTTAGAGGGGTACCAGATGAATCATATCGGTCGTTAAACTGCGAAGCATGAGCACTATCTGGCTTTAGGAGCCCGAGGACAAACTCTGCGTAGAAGCTTTTAGTATTTCCGCAACCAGTGCAAAAACAGAAATAAAATGGCCGAGTTGTTTTTCCAATGAATCCATGAGGATCTACACCTATTACCGGCATCCCCAGTAGGTCAGGCTTGTCGCCCCCAGATGAGGTTATGGCCCATGTGCTGCTTTTGCACAGCTCACAAGACATATCGTCCAGCCCTTTTGCTTCCAGGAATTTCAAAAAATCGTTTGCTGATATGGAATAGGCATCCATCAATTTTTGACTAGGATCGATTGCCTCGAGAGTTTCGTCTGACATTTTCCAGTCCTTTGCTTGTTAAGGTATCCACAGGAGCGAACCCACATCGTAACTTGCGGATTAGCCTTACACGTTGAGTAGGTAGACACATAGGGCTACACCAGGTGAGCGTTCCACACCAGCAGCACTCGTGCCTGGATATAAGTGTCATCCGCCCTGATCGGCTCAGGAGGGTGATTGGTGTTATCGGAAATCATCTTGAATCGATCGTTACCCATTCGCTGCAGGCGCTTGATGTACAGATGGCCGCCCCAAGAAAACAGATAGATCCCATCCCCAACGAACTCTCGAATGCTGACGTCCACCAGAAGAGGGTCGCGGTGCTTGATAGTGGGCGCCATTGATTGCCCCCAGCCCGTGACCATTTTGAGATGGAAGTGCTCGACGAATTCGACGCCCATTTCTCGCAGATGCTTGGGGCTCACCCTCACGTCCTGAAGCATCTCGGGGTAGTCGTGCGGAACCTGCCCGCCGCCCATAGCGGCGCGGACGTCGTAGTGAGCAATCCACACCTCATCCCCGACCTGGCCTGGACGGGAGTCGATGTTAATTACGTTGGTTGGCTCTTCGGCGGCAGCAAGAAGACGGCTGCGCGCTTCTTCTGACAGACCTTTTCCCTGCTTCGCAAGCATTTGGCGAACCATATCGGCGGCGGATGCGCTCTGCACGGGGGCCTCCGCGCGCTCCGTTGCGCTTGTTAGCCCGCTTATCTCGTTCGCGAGCCGCCTACTGAATTTTTCTACAGGTACTTTAAGCAGACGTGACAATACAACCGCAAATTTTGCGTTCAACGGATTTGTGCCGTTCAGGTACATCGCGACAGCGGCAGCAGAGATATCAGCGGCTTCTGCGAGACTTGCCTGAGTGAGTCCGAGGGCGTTCTTTTTCGCTACGAAAAGCGCCTTCGCGGCGTCGCATTCAGCTTTTAGCTCTGGGGAAAGTTCTTTCTTTTTGCTCATCCGTGAAATTTAACCGTTGGTTAATTTATTTGCGGCAACCGGCGGTATTGCTAGAAAACTAACCGGCGGTTAATATTGATCTCGAAAACACCATTCGAGATTTCCAGAATGAAGCAGATCCCACTTACAGAGCTGGTTGCTACGAAAGGGCAGGCCTTTGCGGCCAAGGCTCTTGGGGTCAGCCCTGCCGCAATCAGTAAAGCCATCGCAGCGGAGAGAAATATTTCCGTCACCTGCAATCGGGACGGGACTTTTGAAGCGCATGAGCTCAAGTCCTTCCCGGCGCAGACAGCTCTAAAGAAATCAGCCGCCTAACCCAATTTCTATCGCAAGGAGCAAGACCCGCATGTACGCCAATCCCAAGCACCTACATGACCGAGAGATCAAGGTCCGGGTTGATGAGGACACGTTCGAGTTAATCCAGGCCTTGGCCAAATTTCACCGAACTCAGCGAGCGGTTTTGTGCCGCGAGCTTCTGGAAGCGCAGCTCGCTGCATTGGCTTCGGAGAATACCGACGAACACCAAGTGGCTTGAAGGCCTAAAGGAGGCCCCATGCCTATCGAACAGGTCCAGTTGGGCCAGCGAGAGATGGAGCAGCTTGAGCGTGAGGCAGAGAAGAGGGGGGTAACCCCCGAAGAACTGGCCGCCGAGTTGATGCGTCGAGAGCTGGCTCAACGGACAAAACCCCGAAATCCGCGGGGAGCAGTAAAGCCTTTCCGAAGAAGGGACTGAGCAGGCCCTGAAGCGTAACTACAAAGCTCATCCAGACCACACGATCACAGAAGCAAGCAGGGGAACACCTGATGGCCTATGACGACAAAGCCCACCGCCACGACCACCAGGTCAAGGTTCGTCTGGATGACGAAGACTTCCATGAGCTCAAGGGATACGCCCATGAGCTCAAGGCGCAACACAGCGTGCTGGCTCGCGAAATCATTCTCGCCGCCTTGGCATTCAAGAAAGAGCACGGCTACCTGCCGTTTATTAGCGAAAAAAAGCTCAGGGCCTGAATAGGTCATGGGAGGACCGATGCCAGCAGCAAACGATGCAACGCCAATCCGTGAGGTTGAAGTCGCGCATTTCAGGAAGAACGACTTCGAGGACCTAGAGCTTTGGGCCTCGGAGATGGGGATAAGCACCGATGAACTGGCATCGCAGATCTTGCGCAAAGCCGGCCGGTTTCTCTCGCGGAGAGGGAAATCGACAGCGGGTGACAACGTCGTCCAGTTCGGGCCGCGAAGGTAAGCGCTCAGTCCCTTATTAGGGACCAAAGAAAAGGTCCCTCTAAGGGGACTGAAGTTTTCAGTAGGCAAAAAAAAGCCGGGGTAGTGACCCGGCTCTCTTCAACGCTTGTGGAGCGAATCATGCACCATTCAATAGAAACCAGCAATCCTCAGAACCATGTCTCGACACGTTTTCGCAGCTCAGAAAATGTGTCGCGCAACACCATGAGCAGTTTCGATCTGCTCGACCTGGTGAACTCTGCTCGCGCCGAGTTCGGTGAAAGCGAAGTGCGTCGGGCTGACTTCACCGCCCGCTGCAAGGATGAGCTTGAAGGGGAATACTACGAAAGTTTCGTAGTAAAGAATCCCCGTGGGCCGGCGTCGGAAGGCCTCCGCCTCACCAAAGACCAGTGCATGTTGATTTCTATGCGCGAGTCGAAAGCGGTCCGCCGTACTGTGGTCGCGCGGCTCAATGCGTCAGAGGGTCCGCGCGTCATTGCCACGCTCCCTGATTTCTCCAATCCAGCCGCCGCCGCGCGTGCCTGGGCTGAACAGTTCGAGCTGCAGCAGGCTGCCAGTCAGGCCCTTATTGAGGCCGCACCAAAAATTGCTTTCGTCGAGAAGTACGTCGATTCGACGGGGCTCAAAGGCTTCCGCCAGACCGCCAAACTGCTAAAGGCCAACGAGTCGCGGTTTCGTGAATTCCTCATCGACAAAAAAATCATGTACCGCATGGGCGGCGAATGGCAGGCCTACCAGCCTCACATCGACGCCGGGCGCTTCGAAGTGCGGGCCGGCACCACTGACGGCGGGCATGCCTTCAACCAGTCCAAATTCACCCCCAAGGGCGTCACTTGGGTTGCTGGCTTATGGGCTCAATACCAACTTCGGGAGGCCGTGTAATGGCCGGGGACTGGATCAAAATGCGCATCGAACTACAAACCCATCCGAAAGTTTTCCGCATGGTGTCCGCATTGAAAGCGGACAGACTTCGGATCATTGGTGGACTGCATGTCGCCTGGAGCACTTTTGACACTCATTGCGATGACGGTGTGCTCGTTGGCTACACCACGGATGCGATGGATGCTGTTGTCGGGTGGCCGGGTTTCACGCAGGCCATGATCGACGTTGAGTGGGCCTGCATGGAGGATGAGGGCCTTGTAATGCCTCGCTTTGACGAACATAACGGGGCAAGTGCAAAGCGCCGCGCCAACGATAACGAGCGCAAACGGAACGACAGAAAGACGAAAAACGTCCGCAATGTGTCCGCTAGTGATGCGGACAAATTGCGGACCAGAGAAGAGAAGAGAAGAGAAGATAAAGATCAAAAGCCTTCTGGCAATGATTCAGTCGATTCGGCTGAGCTGTTCACCCGGTTCTGGTCGCTGTATCCCCGCAAGGTCGGCAAGGAGGCTGCACGCAAGGCGTGGGACAAACTCACCCTGACCGCCGAGCTGTTCGAGGTGATGGTTCAGGCCCTGGGCGCGCAGAGCGTCAACACCGAATGGACCAAGGACAACGGCCAGTTCATCCCGCACCCGTCGACCTGGCTCAACGGCAAGCGCTGGGAGGACGAAGTGCCCGAGCCGGCGCCCGCTGCGAACAATGTTCACCAGTTCCCGCCTCGTCGTCAGGCCAATGGCCCCGACTTCGATAACCGAGCCTGGGCTGAGAACCTGGACGGTGGTCTGTGAACAAGCCAAAGCCGCCGAGGAGCGCGGCTCAACTCATGAAGGTCACCGGTGCGACCACTGACCTGCGCGCGGCTGTTGGCAGTTACCAGCCTCCGGCGATGCCGGTCATGCCCAAGACCCTGCCGCCTGGAACGATCGATGTCGTAAACGCCTTGTTCAAGGAACTGCAGGCCATCTTCCCGGCTTGGAAGCAGGCCTGGCCGACCGATGACGCGCTGGATTCTGCCAAGCGCAGCTGGATCAAGGCTTTCATCGTCGAGGGAATCACTCAGCTGGAGCAGATCCGATTCGGCGTTGAGCGCTGCCGTTCGCTGGGCACGGACTTCATGCCGAGCGTGGGCAGGTTCATCAAGCTTTGCCAGCCGACCCCGGAAATGCTGGGCATCCCGCCTCACGACAAAGCATTTCGCGAGGCGCTGGAAAATTCCCACCCAAGCAGGTTTGGCGATCGCACCTGGTCCCATCCGGCCGTTCGCCACGCCGCGCTGCAATGCGAGATGCACAACCTCGGCGACTTGATCCCGGAGAAGGCCAGCGAGGTATTCGACCGGGCCTACGAGATCACCATTCGCCGCCTGGTAGCGGGTCTGCCGCTCGAGGACATCGCCATTGGCATCGGCCACGACGGCCAGAAGACCGAGCTGGAACTGGCCGAGGAATTCGCCAATCAGCGCCAGGTTCGGCTGCTGGACGTTCAGGGCATTCCATCATCCGGCGGCGCCGCGCGTGCGCAGTTGCTGGCACGACTGCACATCAAGCGCGAGCCGCAGCTCGGCAAGGAGGCTTCCTGATGGTTGCTCAATCCAAAATCACGTTGGCCTGCACCATGGCTGGTTTCTCCATTGGCGTGTTCTGCGTCCTATTCACAATGGCGGTGACGTCATGACCCTTAACTCAATCGCTTTGTGGCTTGGCTACGGCGTGATGCTCGTTGGGGGATTCCTGTCGGTAGCGGCGATGCTTCTGGCGGTCGGCCTGGTTCTGTCCGCGAAAGTCAATTTGATCGGGAAGTACCTACGGTTTTACTGGGACTTGAATACGCTGCGTAAGACGATGCGTCAGCTTGAGGCTGAAGGGAAGGTAAGTAAGTCGACCGGGGTGAAGCCATGAACCGCGCAAGACCAGTTGAGCTGCGCAAAGCCATTGAGGCAGCTCATTCCCTAACCAAGGCCGGGATTCTGTTTGTCTGCGTGCCAGTGATGAACGAGAGCGACTATTCCGACCTGGTGCACTTGGCAAAGCAGCGCCTCGGAAAGTTAGCCGATGAAGCCGAGGCTGCCGACCATGACCGATAAAATTAGCGTCAACTGCCAAGCCAAACTCACCGAGGCCATCACTTGCCTCAGCACGATGTTCCGCGAGAAGAAGTTCGTCGTCGTGTCGCTGCGCCCGGGGAAGGACCGCACCCTGGATCAAAACGCCCTTTGGTTCTCGCTGTACCAGCGTATCGCCGCGATGACGCAGATCGGTGACGTGGAGGACGCCCGCCGGTACTGCAAGCTGCACTTTGGGGTCCAGATCCTGCTGAATGAAGAACATGACTTCCGCAACTCCTGGTATCGGACCATGCGGCACCTGAGCTACGAGCAGAAGCTCGATTTGATGGGCAGCTGCCCACTGTTCGGCCCGGACGGATTCCCGGTGACCCGGTTGTTCAGTCGCGCCCAAGGCATCGCCTACACGGATCTCATTGTCGCTGACTTCACTGGGCGCGGTGTGGTGTTCACGGATCTGCTGGGCGAGGTGGCTGCATGAGTCTTCCAGCAAAACAGCCTCGACCGAAGAAGTGCAGCGTCACGTCGTGCAGGGCCTCATTCGTCCCCAAGGAAAGCTTTCAGAGTTGGTGCTCTCCGGACTGCGCCGTCGTGATCGCCCGACATAGGCAGGAGAAGAAACGCAAAGAGCTCGCCGCGATTGGGCGCCGCGAAATCAAGGTACGCAAGGAGAAGCTGAAGAGCCGGGCGGATCACTTGCGCGAGGCCCAGGCGGCGGTGAACGAGTATGTCCGCCTGCGCGACGCGCACCTGCCGTGCATCAGCTGCGACTCCACGCCAAGCGATCACGACCTGATCACGGGCAGCCGCTGGGACGCCGGGCATTACCGCTCCGTTGGGGCCTGTCCTGAACTGCGCTTCGAACCGCTGAATATTCACCGGCAGTGCGTGAAGTGCAATCGGAACCTGTCCGGCAACGCGGTCGAGTACCGCATTCGGCTGGTGAAGCGCATCGGCGTCGACAAAGTGGATTGGTTAGAAGGGCCTCATTCGGCCCGCAAGTACACCGTCGACGAGATCAAGACCATCAAGGCCGACTACCGGGCACTGACCAGAGAATTGAAGGGAGCAGCAGCATGACTTATCGCAACGTGGTATCCGCAGTTGTTCGGGCGTTGGCCGCCGAAACCATCAACTCTGCTGGTGGGTGCGACTTTGAGCCGAAGGTGCAGTGCGCCAAACAGAAGGGGGAGATCGTTGGCAAGGAGGCCGCTTTTCTCACCGACTGTTGGGTTTTCGGCCGTATGCACAAGTCGCTGTCGGCTGCGCAGTGGCGCGCATTGGTTGCGAAGTACTCCACGCACGACGAACGCAAACACGGCGCCATCCTGGAGCTGCTGAATTCGATCAAGTCGCCGGCACCGAAGCGGTTTCGTGAATGCGCGATACTGACCTGGGCGATTCCACAGGTGGCGGGCACCGACGGCAAGCGATCTGCGGCAGTGCTTCCGGCAGCGTGGTACGACATCACGAACTGGGACAACGACGGCAAGCCTGAGTCGACCCGGTACCGGTGGCGCTCATCGATTCGCAAGAGCCTGGATGATCAGGTGAACGAGGCGCTGACAGTGGTCCAAGAGATCATGGATGCGGAGGGTTTGATTGAAAGTTGCGCGGCGTAGCACATAGCCATTGCAATGAGTGAGAGAATGAGAGAATATTTACCCATCCTGTCGATCTTGCGCGTTAGGGATTGACACAAAGAAACCCGGCCACAGCGTCGGGTTTTTTATTGCCCGCGATTTACCCAAGCCCTGGGGGCGTTCACTCGTTTCGCCGGAAGAGGGCCTCATTCAGGCCTCTGCATTCGCAGGGGGGACGCCACATCCACTGCTCCGAGATGGATGGGTTGAATATCCCGATTGGGGTATTCGTGTTTTCTGAAGAGGCCGATAGGTTCGTAGTCAAATACGAGTAGCGTTCTCGCCAGATGCAAAGATATGGAATTCGTTTTCGCTGAGCTTGTTCGCGAAACCGCCACTTCTGACCTTGTAGTGTTTCGTTTCCACCATCCAGCCTGTATCCGAGTTATCCAGAACTGTGGTCATGATCAGAGTGGATTGTTCGGTTATCTCGTAGACCCTTCCTGTTTTGCTTTTGGTCTCAAACAGATCGGTTTGCACAGTCCTTGTCCTGCTCATGATTTCATCCACTTCCATTGGAGTCGCGATGATAGCACAAGGCCATATACCCGCCACTGGGCGGGCTTTCAAATCCTAACTCCCTGATAGGGAGGACCTGAGATGACACATATGCCCGACAAACCAGACACCTGGCTCATTGTCATGGCCTGGCTTAGCCAGAACGCACCGATGCTCTATGCCGCGGCGCTGTCGTGCTGGATCGCCTTCTTGCGCGTCATCTACGGCGGCGGGGGGAGGCGACAGGCCGTGCTTGAGTCATGCCTGTGTGGTGCGATCACAGCCGGGGCATTCCCGCTGCTCGAATACTTCAACCTCCCCTCGAGCCTCGCAGCTGCCGTCGGCGCCTGCATAGGCACCCTCGGCGTGAAGAAGGTTGCCGCCCTGGCAGACCGATTCACCGATTTCAAATTGCCCAAGCGGCAGGAGTGACCCATGCAACTGATCGACAACTGGAAACAAGCGCTGAGCATGACCAGCGTACAGGCGGGTGGCGCCATCGCTGCCTTGGGTATCGCCGAGCAGATGATGCCGCAACTGCAGGCCGTGCTGCCGCCGGTGGCCTATGGCGTGCTGGGTCTGCTGGTGATGATCGCCCGCGTGGTGCTTCAGCCGAAGTTGAGCAAATAGGTCGCGAAACGTTTTACGAGCTAGCAGGTTGTGCCGCGAAGTTAAGCTTCAGAGTTCTTTTTGGCGAATGCCTGTAGGTTGTGCAGAACATAGGAAAGTTCAGACTCCACTTCATGCAACCCCCTTGCCCACGCTTGGCTGTGCGGGCTTGTATCGGTGCGCATTCTGAAATTCGCGGATGTGCTCCTGACCGCTGGGCCAAAGAAACTTTGCTCGAGACCGGTCTTTGGTGTTTTACGGCGCGACAGAGTCTCGTACTTGGCAGCGCCCTTGATGTCTTCCTTGAGGGTGCTTAATCGGGCCTTCAGAAGATCAATGCTATTTGAAGAGAGCCTTGCCTTGTCACTAGCATCGTTAATCAGGCTCCAAGCTTCGTCATACCACCTTTTGAGCTCATCAATGATCGCCTGAGCCTCTTGTTGATCAAACTCCATACGAAAGATCCTTTCAGTGTGGGTAAGTGGGGAGATGTGCCGCAGGTGAGTGCGGCACGGAAGAGAAGACTATTTGCCGTTTCTTCTGTCGCATTCCTCCTGAGCTTCCGATCGGCTCATATAGCTATCAGGCAGCCGTTTGTTTTCGAAGTTATCGAATATCTGAAAGCCGCGCGCAACTGCGGTCGATTGGCGAACACCATCGCGAACAGATCCGGTTTCCATCGGTATGGCGCTCTTTACTTCGTATCGGTCGGACATGAGGCTCTCCTAAATATTGTCCACCAATACCGACAACCCGCAGCCAATTCAAGTGTCAGGTGATTCGTGAATAGACCGATGCCTCCTGCCGCGATCGTGGAACTGTCTGAGCTTTCCGACTTCGGCATACGGCTTATTCCGGCGCCTGAGGTGTGGGAGTGGCTCAGCGCCGAGATCCTGGCCGATACCGGCAGCATCCACAACGAAGACCACGCTCATCTGATCGACGCTGACATCCGTGTGATGTGGGCATCCGCTGCATTCAGCAAAAAGGGACGCACGGTGGTTGGCCAGGCCGAGCAAGTGGCTTTCCGTGCGGGTGGCTGGCAGAAGGCCCGGATGGAACAGCAAATGATGGATTGGTTCGGCGATGTGCCGACATACATCATCACCCTGGCTGCAGATTACTGCGCCCAGTGCTCCGACGCTGACTTCTGCGCCTTGGTCGAACATGAGCTGTACCACATTGCCCAGGCGAAGGATCAGTACGGTGCCCCCAAGTTCACGCAGGAAGGATTGCCCAAGCTGGAGATGCGCGGCCATGACGTCGAAGAGTTCGTCGGTGTGGTTCGCCGCTACGGTGCGAGCCCTGAAGTGCAGGAGTTGGTAGACGCTGCGAACAAGCCTGCTGAAGTGGGGAAATTGAACATATCGAGGGCCTGCGGAACCTGTCTGCTCAAGTCGGCCTGAATATTGACAGGCATTAGACGGATGAGAATTTATGGCAGTCCTGAAAAGTGAGGTGAAGAGCTTCATAGTTCAGGCCCTGGCGTGCTTCGACACACCGTCCCAGGTCGTGGAGTCCGTCAAGACTGAATATGGGCTGGTTGTGAGCCGCCAGCAGGTGGAGACGCACGACCCGACCAAGAAAGCCGGGAAGGGGCTTGCTGCGAAGTGGGCGACCCTGTTCCACGACACCCGCAAGCGCTTCCGTGAAGAAACTGCCGAGATCCCGATCGCCAACCGAGCGTATCGACTCCGGACACTTGGCCGCATGGCTGAGAAAGCCGAGAGCATGAAGAACATGGCGCTGACTGCCCAGTTACTCGAGCAGGCAGCCAAAGAGGTCGGCGATGTCTACGTGAATCGCCAGACCAAGAGCGAAAACCCTCACGACAATCTTGCGCCTACTCGGGTGCAGGTCGACGTTGTGGATGCGAGGAAGCCTGATGCCGAGCCTTAACGTTCCCCAGGCCAGCTTCCTGCGCATGGATACCAAGTTTCGCGGATTTGTGGCTGGCTTCGGCTCGGGCAAGACGTGGGTAGGCTGTGCGGCACTGTGCAAACACGTATGGGAGTGGCCCCGGATCAACTCCGGCTACTTCGCCCCGACTTATCCGCAGATCCGCGACATCTTCTTTCCGACGATCGAGGAAGTCGCCTTCGACTGGGGCCTGAAGGTCAAGACGAAGGAGAGCGACAAGGAGGTCGAGTTCTACAGCGGCGGCCAGTACCGCAGCACGACTATTTGCCGATCCATGGAGAAGCCGCAGACCATTGTCGGCTTCAAGATTGGGCATGCCCTGGTCGATGAGCTCGATGTTCTGCCGAAACTCAAGGCCGAGCACGCCTGGCGCAAGATCATTGCCCGGATGCGTTACAACGAGCAGGGCCTGAAGAACGGCGTGGACGTAACAACGACCCCCGAGGGGTTCAAGTTCGTGTATCAACAGTTCGTGAAGCAGCTACGCGAGAAGCCGGCACTGAAGGGCATGTATGGGCTGGTTCAGGCCAGCACGTTCGACAACGAACTGAACCTGCCTGCCGACTACATCCCATCACTGATGGAGTCGTACCCGCCGCAGCTGATCCTGGCTTATCTGAACGGCCAGTTCGTCAACCTGAATGCCGGGTCGATCTATCACGCCTACGACAGAAAGCTGAACGCCTGTTTCGACACCGTAGAGCCGGGCGAGCCGCTGTATATCGGAATGGACTTCAACGTCGGCAAGATGGCGGCGATCACGCACGTCAAGCGCGCTGATGACAGGCCCCGGGCAGTGGATGAGCTGATCGACGGCTTTGACACTCCGGACATGATCCGGCGCATCAAGGAGCGCTACTGGCGGCACAACGGCAACGACTACGAGAAAACCTGCGAAATCCGGATCTATCCGGACGCCTCGGGCGGATCCCGCAAGTCAGTGAATGCCAGCGAGACCGATATCGCCATCCTTCGGCAGGCTGGATTCAGCGTGATCGCGCCGGACGCCAACCCGCCGGTGAAAGATCGCATCAACGCCATGAACGCGATGTTTTGCAACGCCAACGGCGAGCGCCGTTATCTGATCAACCCCCTGCGCTGCCCGACATATGCGGACGGCATCGAACAGCAGGTTTGGGCGGCCAACGGCGAGCCTGACAAGAAGTCCGGCGTCGACCACGCGAACGACGCCGGCGGCTACTTCATCCATCACGACTACCCGATCAGCAGGCCGATCACCCATATCCCCGTCACATTCACCTTCTGAGGCCATCCATGGCGAATTACAGCGACACCCGGAAGGAATATTCCGACGCCTTGCCTGGCTGGCTTCTGGTGAAGCGATGCGTCAAGGGCGCGCGCGAGGTGCGCAAGCACGACGAATACCTGCCGATGCCAGATCCGACGGACACTTCCCCGGAGAACCAGGCTCGGTACAAGCAGCTCAAGAAACGGGCGATGTTCCTCAACGTCACCGGGCGCACCCGGGCCGGCCTGCTGGGCGCCGTGTTCCGCAAGACGGCCGAACTGACCCTGCCGACGGAAGTCGAGTATCTGAATGAGAACGCCAGTGGCGACGGTACCAGCCTCGAACAGCTGTCGAAGAAGGCGGTCGGCGAGTGCCTGGACACCGGGCGCGGCGGTTTCCTGGTCGATTACCCGAAGGTCGAGGCGGCCAGCGGCGTTTCATCCATGGCGGATGCGGCCAAGCAGAAGGCCCTGATCCATTTCTACGACGCCGAGTCGATCATCGACTGGGACGAGCAGGTCATCGACGGAGTGAAGCGCCTGGTCTACGTCAACCTGCAGGAGTGCGTGTCGAAGTTCGACGCTGCTCAGCTATCCCGCGAGGTAGAAAAGCAGAATCGCGTTCTGCTGCTGATCGACGGGCAATACATTCAGCGCTTGTACAAGGAAGGCGACCCGACGCCAGCCGACAACATGCCGACTGACAAGGATGGGAAGCCATTCGACCACATCCCGTTCAGCTTCTTCGGCTCCGAGAACAACGACGCCGACATCGACAAGTCGCCGCTCGAAGACCTGGCCGACGTGAACATCCTGCACTATGGCAACTCGGCCACGGTGGAAGAGGCTGGATTCATCAGCAGTCAGCCGACGCTGTTCCTGACCACTGACATTTCCTCGGATGAGTTCGTGAAGCTCAACCCGAATGGAATGCGCATCGGGAGTCGCCGCGGTTACAACCTCGGCAAGTCCGGCAGTGCCACGCTGGTGCAGGCCAAGGAGACGCAGCTTTCACTTTCGCTGATGCGGGACAAGCAAGAGCAGATGGTCATGATCGGCGCTCGCATCGTCCAGCAGGGCGGCGGCAACGAGACGGCCGAGGCGGCGCGCATCCGGTACAGCTCGGACAATTCGATCCTGGGCACCGTGGCCGGCAACGTCTCCGAGGCGCTGCGCCGGGCCATCCTGGACGCTGAGCGCTTCATGATCGGCGAGCCGAACGAGAAGGACACCGTGTTCTGGCTCAATCAGGCCTTCTTCGACGAGGTGATGACCGCTCAGGACATCACGGCGCAAGTCCAGCTGTGGCAGCAGGGCGTCATCGCCAAGAAAGACCTTCGCACAAACCTGCGCCAGTCTGGCACGATCGAGGCTGATCGCTCCGACGAAGACATCGACGACGACATCGAGGCGGCTGCTCCGGTGGTCGGTAATGTCGTATGAGTGCCCAGGGCTTTCTGGTCGATGCAGCAACCCGTCACCAGATCTACGTCCAGCGCTATGCCGGCGGCAACCTGAAGCGGGCGGTCAAGTTCATCAGCAAGGCCATCAACACCGCCAAGGAGCGTGTAGCGGCTGGATTGAGCGCCTACGGCACCAAGCGGTATGCCTCGCAGATTAACGCGCTGTCCGGCGATCTGGCGGCCATCTACGGCGACATGAAGGGCCAGGTCATTATGGATCTGACCGACTTCAGCGCCTACGAGTCTGAATTCAACGTGACCATGCTCGGTAAGGCGGTCAAGGCGGTTGTTCAGTTCAGTGTCCCTGCGCCTGATGTGGTCGCCGCGGCTGCGCTGGCCGATCCCCTGGAGCTGGAAGCGCGCAAGGGGTTGCAACGGATCAGCATCAGCGGCGCGCTCGACCAGTTCGGGACCAAGAAGGCGGCCGAGATTATCGGCGAGATCCAGATCGGCTCCGCACTGGGCGAGACCAGTCAGCAGATAGGCGGGCGCCTCGCGAGCGTGCACCAGATGCAGCAGGATCAGGCGTCGGCACTGGTTCGAACCATGACCAACCACGTCGCGTCGACGGCGCGCATGGAAGTGCTGAAGGCCAACGACGACATCCTTGAAGGATGGCGAGCGATTGCCACTCTGGACGGGAAAACCTCACCGTTCTGCCGCCAGGTGGATCAGAAAGTGTTCCCGTTCGACGCGCCAAAGCCTCCTTTCCACTGGAATTGCAGGACAGCCACCGCGCCAGTGCTCAAGGCGGAATACGCCCGAGAGATCAAAGGCTCCACGCGCCCCGCTGTTGGCCCGGATGGGGTCGAGCTGGTATCGAGCAAGACCACCTATCAGGAATGGCTATCCCGACAGCCAGCATCGTTTCAGCGCGATGTGCTGGGGCCGAATCGTTACGAGCTTTTCACGAAGGGCGAGTTAACCCTGGATAAGTTCGTGGACGACAACGGCAAGACCCTCACGTTGCAGCAGCTGAAAGACCTTGAGCCGGCGGCATTCGAGCGTGCAGGCCTATAACCCTACGAGGCAAAACATGGACAACCAACACAAGAAGATCACCGGTTACCGCGACCTCAGTCAGTCCGAGATTGACGGAATCAACTCCATCAAGGCGCTGGAGGCTGATGCAGCCGACCTGGTCAAGCAGCTGAAGGCCTTGCCCGACGCGGATCAGCGAGCCATGGCGCTGGCCGTGACCAATTTGCAACAGGCCTGCATGTGGCTGACCAAGGGCGTTGCCCGATCCCACAACCCGTTCGCCTGACCCTCGACACAAAACACCGACACGCAAAACGTGTCGCGATAAATCGCCGAGCCCCGCCAAGTGCGGGGTTTTTCACATCTGCGGGCAGGGCCTGCACCAAGTCTCTGGGAGACAGCAATGACCTTGAAATTCCAATTGGACACCCTCGAAGGCGTCGATGAAGCCACTCAAGCCATGTACGTCGAGAAGGGCGGCAAGTACGTCCTGAACATCGAAGGCTTGCCGCAGCAGGAAGACGTGACCGGCCTGAAGGCCAAGGTCGACGAACTGCTCGGCGAGAAGAAGGCCGCCGAGAAGAAGGCTCGCGAAGCTGAAGAGGCAGCGCGCTTGGAGCGTGAAGAGTTGGCTCGCAAGTCCGGCAACGTTGAAGAGCTCGAGCGCTCCTGGTCCGAGAAGTACGCCCGCCGTGAAGCTGAGCTGAACGGCTTGCTGGAGCAGGAGCGTGGCAGCCTGGGCGGACAGATCCGGGATCTGACTGTCGGCCGTACCGCTACTGACATCGCGACCACTCTGGCCGTCCCTGGCAGCGCCAAGGCATTGCTCCCCCACATCGAACGCCGACTGAGCGTCGAGCAACGCGACGGCAAACCCACCGTTGTCGTGCTGGACGCCTCCGGCAAGCTCTCGGCGGCAACGCTGGACGAGCTGAAAGCAGAATTCACCAACGATCCGGCCTTTGGTCCGCTGATCGCTGGCAGCAAAGCATCTGGCGGCGGGGCCGGCGGTGCAGGTAAAGGCGGCGGGGCCGCAAAAGGAAAAATCGGCGGCACCAAAGAGGAACGACAGGCTGCAATCGCGAGCCGGTTCCCCGATCTCCCACAATCGTAAGGAAATAACCCATGTCCCTGTCGCAAATGCAGGTTTTCAACGAATACATCATGCCGGCGACTCTTGAAACGCTGGACCAGTATCTGGCCGCTTTCAACGCTGCCAGCCGCGGCGCAATCGTGCTGTCTCCGGACGGCTTTACCGGCGACTTCCTCCAGGAATCGTTCTTCCAGACCCTGGCGGCTGCCCAGCGCCGCGTGGATCGCTACAGCGCAAACGCTACTGTGGCCGCCACCGACCTGACCGAACTGAAAAACACATCGGTGAAAGTCGCCGGCGGCTTCGGTCCGATCCGCTACGAGCCGTCGCAAATGACCTGGCTGGAGCGCCCAACCGCGCAAGGCATCGAAGTAGCCAGCCGCGCGTTCGCTGAAATCCTGCTGAAGGATCAGCTGAACACTGCCATCGCTGCGCTGGTTGCTGCAATCACCGCCCAGGCTGCCGCGGTCAACGATGTGTCGGCTACCGCCGGGATTACCTACGCTGGCCTGAACAACGCTCACGCGAAGTTCGGCGACGCAAGCCAGAATCTGGTAACCCAAGTGATGCAGGGCACCAGCTACCACAAGTTGGTCGGCCAGAACCTGGCGAACCAGCAACAGCTGTTCCAGGCGGGCAACGTCCGCGTGGTGGACATCCTCGGCAAGATCTCCGTTGTGACGGATGCCCCGGCGCTGATGCAGGCCGGCACCCCAAACAAGGAAATCATCCTGTCCCTGGTGCAGGGCGCTGCCCTGGTCCACGACGGTCGCGACATCATCAGCAACGTCCAGACCACCAACGGTAAGGAGCGTATCGAAACCACGCTCCAGACCGACTACACCTTCGGTCTGGGCCTAAAAGGCTACACCTGGGACACCACCACCGGCGGCAAGTCGCCAACCGACGCCGAACTGGCGACCGGGACCAACTGGGACAAGACCGCCACCAGCATCAAGCACACCGCCGGTGTTGCTCTGATCGGTGATGCCTCCAAGTAACCCTGACAGCCGAGCCGGGCCCAGTGCCCGGTTTGGCGAGGACATGATCATGAGCAACAAGAACATCTGGTATCTGCCCGGCCCGTTCCACCAGTACCAGGAAGACGTGAAGGCGCTGGCCAAGGCGGCCGGCCTGCGCATCGTCGACGCAAGCGTTACTGAAAGCCGGGACGGTGCAGCAGAGGAAGTGCCTCAGCTGACGATCAAGGAACTGCCGGCACCGGCTGATCTGGTGGTCGGGGTTTCGCTGTCTCAGGTCGAGGCCGAGCTGCAAGAGGTCATCGGCAACCTGAATGCAGAGCGTGACGGCCTGCGCGGCGTGATCGAATCCCTCGAAGGCGGGAGCCCGCTTGAGCATCCAGGTGCTGGCGAACTGCCGATCCGCCTGTTCGACGTACTGACCAAGATCCACGCCGGCGTTACCGAGCTGGCAGAAAGTCGCGATCAGATCACCCAGGAGCGCAACGCCCTGCAGGTAGAGGTCGAGGCGCTGAAGAAGGCCGCCGAGCAGCCAGCCAAGGACAAGTCCAAGCCTGAAGCCAAGGCGTAACACCGGGGCTACGGCCCCACTCATTCAACTGGAGGCCGGATGGCTACCTACATCACCGTGGCCGACGTGAACACCATCCTCGGCACCGACTGGACGACTCCAGATAAGAAAGACCGCGCCGTCATGCAGGCCAATGCCTATATGACCTCGCTCAATCTGTCCGGCGTCGACATGGACGCGATCCCTGATGAGGTCAAGCAGGCAGGCGCCGAGCTGGCCAAGTGCGCCGCCGATGGCGTTCTGTATCAGCAGCAGTCGTCTGGGTCGCTGGAGGCCAAGACCGTCAAGGCGGGATCGGTAACGACCTCGAAGACGTTCGGCGCGATCGACTCCAGTTCCACCAAGGCCCAGGCCGAGGGCATCCAGTTCGCCCTGGCGCTGCTGAACCCCTGGCTTCGGTCGTCCTTCGGCTTCGACGTGTACAGGTGACCCATGGGAATGCGCGAAGAGATCCAGGCCGATCTGGCCGAGGCATTCGACACTGACCTAGCCGACGCGGTTGTGCCATTCAGTGGCGGCATTACGCTGCCAGGCACCTGGGATCCGGTCAATGAAGAGTCGACCGACCCTGTTGTCATCGCCTACACCGGGCGCGGCGTGATGGATGCCTTCAAGGCTCAGGCCGTGGACGGAATCAATATCCTGGCGACCGACCAGTTGCTGATCGCGCTCACCAACGAAACGACCGGAACGCCTGCCGTAGGCCACAAGATCAACGGTTTCGGCGTGATCAACGTCCAGGTCGACCCGGCCGGCGCTCACTACGAGATCCAGCTGAGGAGAACGTAAATGAACGCCAAAGCCGGATGGAGCCATAGCCTGCGCGACTTCGCCGACCAGATCGATGAGGATGTGACGCAGCATGTGCGCGTGATCGCCATGGCCATGCTGACCGAAGTCGTCAACCGATCGCCCGTGGGTAACCCGGACTTGTGGGAGGCGAACACCGAGCTTCGAGCACAGAACACGGCCCTGGCCGATGCCTACGACGCCAACGTCGACGCCCGCAACGCGACTAAAACCGGCAAGAAGCAATTCAAGAAGCTGACCCAGCGTGAGCGGAAAGAGAACTTCTTTGTCGATGCCAAGGCCGCCGGCAAGGGCTACATCGGCGGGACATTCCGCGGCAGCCACATCGTATCGGTGGGCTCGCCTGACTTTACGGTCATTGAAAACGTAGATCCGTCCGGCAGCGAAACCATCAACAAAGGCGCGATGATGATAAAGGCGGCAGGGAATTACCCCGTGATCTACATCCAGACGAACAGCCCCTACGGCGAAATGCTCGAGCTCGGCCATTCGACCCAGGCCCCGGGCGGCGTTTATGACCTGGCCTGGATCGGTGTATCAGAGGCCTACCGATGACCTATGAAGACATCCGCAAGCTGATCACGGCGCGCATGGTCGCCTTTGCCGGCCTGCCGCAGTCGAGCATCGACTACCCGAACACGCAGACCTTCACGCCGCCGGCTGACGGCCTCTGGTGCCGCCTGAACATCCAGCACGCAACGGCCTTCATGGCTGGCATGGCTGACAAGCCGTACACCCGCAAGCCCGGGCAGATCAGCATCCAATGCTTCGCCCGGATCGGCACCGGCATGAAGGCGCTCAACGTCCTGTCGGATCAGCTCGAAGCGCACTTTGCCTACTGGCAATCGGGCGACCTCGAATGCCTGGAGGCGAGCCAGATCCCGGCCGGCGAGTTCGAGGGTTTCTACCAAATCAACGTGAACATCCGCTTCCGCGCCGGCTGATCCAGCGCAACGCACCAACTACAGCCCGCCGCGCGCGGGCTTTTTCATGTCCGCAATCTGGAGACTCACTATGTCGAGCGGCGCCAAAGTCACAAGTTACATCATCCCCGAGGTGACGCCCGGCGTTACTCCCGGCTCCGGCACCTGGGACACGCTACGGCTGACCGGCAATGCCATGACCCCGACCGTCAACACGGCGACCAGCGACGAGATCACCGACTCGCGCATCAGCCAGGGCTCGGTCGTGACCAGTACCGACATCGGCGGCGACCTGACCGCAGAACTGTCATATGGCAGCTTCGACAAGCTGCTTGAGGCCGCTTTCTACGGCAACTGGACCAGCAACGTGCTGACCGTGGGCGATGTGCGCCACACCTTCAGCATCGCCAAGAACTACATGGACGTTGGCGTTTACTCCCTGTTCAAGGGTGTGCACATCCCGACGTTCGCCCTGGACATCCCGAGCGACGGCAAGGTCACTGTCACCTTCGGCACTGCCTGCCTGGACTACACCGACAGCGACGCGCCGATCGTGCTCGCGCCGGCGGCCCCGACGACCACTCCGTTCATGAGCAACGGCAACGTCGGCACACTCCTGGTCGACGGCGTGTCGCTGGAAGGCCAGGCCTGCGTCTCGGCCATGACTGTCAGCCTGGATAACGGCCTGCAGGCGCAGCGCTGCATCGGTACTGACAAGATGGGTCCAGGGGCGCAGATCGCCACCGAGGCGGCTATCACCGGAACCATCACACTGGCTTGGTCGGCGGTGGCCTGGGGCATCTGGAAGAACACCTTCACCCGCAAGCCGGTGTCGGTCGAGTTCCCGATCACTGACAGCGTGGGCAACAAGTACACCTTCAATTTCCCGGCGGTGGAAGTCGACGGCGAGCTGCCGAGCGGCGGCAAGCGCGACCTGATCGAGGTAACGCTGAATTACACCGTCGCCAAGCAGTCGCCGACCATCACCCGCGCGCCATACGTGGCCCCGACCAGCGTCACCGTGGCACCTGGTACCGCTACCATTGCTGTCGCCGGCACTCAGCAGCTGACCGCGACCGTTGCCCCGGCCGGCGCACCGCAAGGCGTCAACTGGACCAGTAGCGCCCCAAGCAAGGCGACGGTCAGCTCGACCGGCCTGGTCACCGGCGTGGCATCCGGCTCGGCGACCATCACCGCGACCAGCAAGTACGACGGCACGAAGCTCAGCACGTCGACCATCACCGTTTCGTAACACCGATACACCCCTTGACTGCCCCGGCACCAACGCCAGCCGGGGCGGTCCTTTTCGGCGTGGCGTGAGGATTTACAATGGCTTTGCGACTGACCAAGAAAGACCAGAACACCGCGGACACCAAGTGGCTCGCCTATGACGACGATACCAAAGTGTTGCTGGCACGAATTGATAACCCCGAATACGCGGTCGCCCTTGAGCGCGAACGTCGCAAGCTGCGCAATGCTGATGCCCAGTTCGGTGTCGGTGTTGTGGGTGTGATCGACGGCGAAAAGACCGAGACACAGACCCAGTACAAACTGCTGAGCCAGTTCGTGATCAAGGACTGGGCCGGCGTGCAGGACGCTGACGGCAACCCGCTGCCGTACAGCCCCGAAGTGGGCGAGCAGATGCTCGATGCAAACTTCGGTTTCTTCATGTTCGTTCTGCGCGAGGCGTCGGCGTCGGCACTGGAGGCACAGCAGGCTCTGGCTGAGACCGTGGGAAAGTCGTCGCCCGCTTCGAGTGGGAAAAAGAGTGGGGCGGCGACACGGAAAAGCGCCGGCTGATCTACCAGCGGCTGAGGCTACCGGTACCGGATGAGCCGGAAACCGACCCGATGACCGACTACCTGCTGAACACGTTCCGCAACATCACCCGCGGGCGTCGGTTCATCGCAACGATGGCCGGGGCTTTCCCGCTGCCGCTGTCGGCCAGGGAAATATCGGATTGGCTGGAGGCGCACCCGCCAGCCATGCCAAGGGCAGAGATTGACGAGGTGGTTTTCACGCTCGACGCGCTCTGCCTGGAAAAGCAGGAAGACTGACGAGACCCCCTGAGTGATGCTAAATTGATTGCATCACCATGGAGGTTTTACCAATGAAAATGATTGCGGTCGCTGTCGGCCTGATGCTGGTTTGTGCGAATGCCAGCGCGGACCCGGTTGTCGATGCGTATGACGCACTGATGGCGGCCGGGAAGGTCACCGCGCAGCGTGGCGAGGCCTGCGAGGCATCGGTCCAGAAGGACGACCTGGCGCCATGCCGGGCCTTCACCAAGGCAAACGATGTGTACCGGGGCAAGATCAAGACGTTTCTTGCGACAATTGATCCGAAGACGGACAGCTTGCTGAACCACATCACCAAGCAGGACGTGCAGGCCTACATGGAGCAGAACAAGAGAATTGAGCGCTCCATGGATTACGTGATCGCGCACTCAGAAGCGAGCTAACCAGGGCGCACCCTCTGGTCGCAGCAGATCCACCAAAGAGCCGGGCATTTAGCCCGGTTTTTTATTGACCGGAGAAAATCAAATGGCCCAAACATCCCGCCTCGTCATTGAGTTGGATAGCCGAGATGCCGAGAAAAAGGCGGAAGATGTTCGAGATGCTCTCGGCGCCCTTGAGGACGCCGGCCTGCGTATCAAGCCAGCAATGGACAAGGCCGGCGCTGGACTCGACAAGCTGACGGACTCCGGGAAGGGTGCCGAGGCTGCTGCAGGGCGCACCGGCAAGGCCTGGTCCGAAGCTGTGGGCGGCATCAGTCGCGATACTCAGTTGATCGTCAAAGAGCTTCAGGCGCTCAACGCCAAGCAGGACGCAACCGCCAAGGCCATGGAATCGGTCGGGCGGTCTATCTCTGGCGCGTCTAGTTCGTTCACTGCGGCCGCATCGTCGCTGTCGACGTATCGTGCGCAGAGTGAGACGGCTGCACAGGCCCAGGAAAAGCTTGCTGCAGCAACGAAAAAGGCAACTAAGTCCGTCGACGACGAGCGAATCGAGCTTGAGCAACTGCTCGGCCAGATTGACCCCGTCACTCGTCGACTTGGCGATCTGGACAAGCAAGAGCAGGAGCTGGCCAGGCATCGCAAGGCCGGAAAGCTCGACACCGCCACATATGACGAATACCAGGCGAAGATCAACGCAACCCGCAAGGGCCTGACCAGCTTCGATGACTCGCTGACCCGCACCGGTATCTCCGCCAAGCAGACGGCGGCGGCCCTGCGGGGCGTGCCGGCGCAATTCACTGACATCGCGGTATCGCTCCAAGGTGGCCAGAACCCGCTGACCGTGTTCCTGCAGCAAGGCGGCCAGCTAAAAGACATGTTCGGCGGCGCTGGTCCGGCGGCCAAGGCGCTTGGCAGCTACGTGCTGGGCCTGGTCAACCCATTCACCGTCGCAGCCGCGGCAGTCGGTACGCTGGGCCTGGCCTACTACCAGGGCTCGCAGGAGGCGGATGCTTTCCGCCTGTCTCTTGTCACCACCGGCAATGGCGCGGGCACTACGGCGCTCGAATTGGCGGGCATGGCAACCACCATCAGCGCTACCGTTGGGACCACTGGCAAGGCTGCCGAGACGCTGGCTTTGCTGGCATCGAACGGCAAGATCGCCAGTTCCAGCTTCGAGCAGATTGCCACGGCGGCCATCAGCTTCGAAAGCGCTACCGGCAAGGCCGTATCGGCTACCGTGGCAGAATTCGCCTCGCTGGCTGACGATCCGGTCAAGGCGCTGGCGACTCTCAACGAAAAATACAATTTCCTCACTGCTTCGGTTTACGAGCAGGTGCGCGCAGCCCAAGAAATGGGCGAGAAGGACGCGGCGGCGGCGATCGCCCAAGAAGCCTATGCCAAAGCGCTGGAGGCTCGCGCCAAGACCATCAAGGAAAGTCTCGGCACCATCGAGACCGCCTGGAATGCCATCACTGGCGCAGCGAAAAGTGGATGGGACGCCATGCTCGGCGTCGGCCGTCAGCAGTCTCTCGATGAGCAGATATCCAACACCAAGCAGTTGCTGGAGGACCGCAAGTCCAGCTTCGCGGCCAGAATGTTCCCCGATACGCTCGGCGAAGGCAGTGAGTCGACCAGGTTCCTACAGGATCGGCTGAATCTGCTGGAGAAGCAGAAGCTGCTGCTTGCTGATCAAGGCAAGGCCGAAGGCGACAATGCTCGCATCCAGCGAGACGGGCAGAAGGCGTATGAGGAATTCCAGAAGAGCATCGAGGCGAATTTCACCAAGCGCCAGAAGATGAACAAGGAGCTTGCTGACGAGGAAAAGCGCATTGCTGCGGCGCGGGCGGCGGGCTACACCATCACCGCGGAGCAGGAAGCGGCATCCCTAAAGGCCATCCGGGAAAACGAGAAATACAAGGAGGCCAAAGGGCCAAAAGCCAAGGCCTACAGCGAAGACGCTGGCATGAAAATGCTCGACTCGTCGCGCCAGGCTTACGCCGTGCTCGTCCAGCAGAACGCAGCGATCAGCGAGCAGGGCACCAAGAACGAAAAACTCGGCACCCAGGCTCAGGCCCTGATCCGCTGGGAACAGCAGCTGGCCGAGATAAAGTCGAAAGGCACGCTCACCGCCGATCAAAAGGCACTACTGGCCAGCCAGGACCTGATCACCGCCCAGCTCAAGAAGAACTCGGCGCTCGAGAAGGAGGTCGAGCTACGCAAGGCATCCAAGGAAGAGGCCGAGAAACTGGCCGCCTTCCAGGCCAACCAAAACAGCCGGCTCGGTACCTCCCAGGACGGGCTTGATTCGCAGGTTGCCGGCATGGGGCTTGGCAGCGAGGCGCGGGACCGTCTCAAGCAGGACCTGGCCATCCAGCGAGATTACGCCAGGCAGTCGGCCGACCTGCTGGAGCAGCGGAACACCGGGAGAATCACCCAGGACCTGTACGACAAGGAAAGCGCGGTAATTCAGGACGGCCTGAACAAGCGCCTCGCCATGCAGCAGAACTATTACAACCAGATCGACACCTATCAGTCGAGCTGGCTCAATGGTGTGACCGCGGGCTGGAACAGCTACGCCGAGATATCGCAGAACACGGCGCAACAGACCCAGGACATCGTCACCGGATCGCTCGACACGATCACTACGGGCTTCGGCAACTCGTTCTCGGCCATGGCCTTGGACGGCAAGTCCCTCGGCGACGTGCTGAGTAACACGTTCGAGGGGCTGGTCCGCGGCGTGCTTGATGGTCTTGGCCAGATGGCGGCGCAGTGGCTGATCAACCAGGGCATTCAGCTTGCGTTCGGGCAGACCGAAACGGCGCTGCACGCGACCAAGCTGGCGATGATCAGCACAGAAACCGCCGCTGAAGCTGCTGGCGCAGCAACGGTCGCAACGGCCAAGGTCACCGCGGATGGCATAGCCACCGCGTCGTCTCTGACGGCTACAGCTACCACCACGACCGCCCAGGTAGCGGCGGCTGGCACCACGCTCGCATCGTGGCTGCCGGCGGCATTGGTGGCATCGATTGGATCGTTCGGCGCTGCAGCGGTCGTCGGTGGCGGTGCACTGCTCGCAGCCTTCGCCTTGATCAAAGGGTTCTCCAATGGCGGCTATACCGGCGCCGGCGGCGTCAATGAGCCAGCGGGTACCGTGCACAAGGGCGAGGTCGTCTGGAGCCAGGCGGATATCCGCAAAGCTGGCGGGGTGGCCACGGTCGAGGCGATGCGCAAGGGCAATGTCTCGGCTGGGTTGCCGGTTTCAAGTGGCGGCGGCTCGACGACGGCCAGTAATGGCGTTCCGGCGCAGGATAGGCCCCTGGTCGTAAATCTGCATGAGGATGCCAGCCGGGCGGGCCAGGTCAGTCGAACCCAGCTCACAAAGCAGGATGTCGTTGACATCTATGTCTCCAACATCAACTCCGAAGGCGAGATTCACGACGCCAACCAATCCAAGTACGGCTTGAAGTCCCAAGGCGCATAGCAGACTCCCTACCAGGGGATCATAGGAGCAAGGATGAGTAACCCGATCAACGTCTGCTACGCCTCGGGCGGGCCGCTACCGATCAACACCATCGAGGCGACGTGCTCGATCTGGCCAACGCCGATCCTGCTCTGCGATGGCTACGAGGATCGCGTCTGCGGCACTGAAGATGCTCGGGTGCTCGCCTTCACCGCCATGGCCCTGGAGCAGGGCCTGCCCAACCAAGACAACTCCGGTTTTCAGAACATCATTCTCGCTCTCGACAACGTGTCCGGGGCGGTTCAAATCAAGATCGAGCAGGCCAAGGCCGCCAATGCCCGGGTGACGCTGACCTGCCGGCGCTACCTCGAAGGCGATCTGACCTACCCGGCCGAGCGTTACCGCATGTCGTTGCTCAATCGCCAGTACGAAACGACCGTGGCCACGCTGACGTGCGGCCTGTTCGATCTGCTCGGCACAGCGTTCCCGCGGGAGCAACTGACCCCGAGCGTCGCGCCTGGGCTGCTCTACATATGAGTGATATCGGCAAGTATCTGTCAGCCCCCTACAAGGACGGCGCACGCGGGCCGCTGGCCTTCGACTGTTACGGTCTGGTCATTGCTGTGCGGCATGAAGTGTTCGACCTGCCTCTGCTGCCATCGCTGGGAGGTGTGGGGCGGGCCAAGCTGCGCGCGAACACCCTCGCGTATCACGACCTAAAGACCGGCATGGACGAGTGCCAGCCTGAGCCAGGCGCCATCGCGGCCGCCTTCAAGGGTGATTACCTGGAGCACGTCGGCGTGGTCGTGCATCTGGACGGCCAACTGAAGGTGCTCGACACCAACCCAGGCGGCCCCCGCATTCGCCCCGTGCGCGACTTCGAGTCGTGCTATCAACGAGTGGTGTACTACCGTGATTGAATTTTTCCCCAACAAAATAGCCGGCTCTCGGCCGCTGGCCACGTTCTCGACTGATCGTCGCATGACGCTGGAAGAGTGGATAATCGACCGGCTCGAAGCGGGTGTGACGTACACCCGCGGCCCGATCCAGCCGATCAGTATCTCGCTCAACGGCGAAATGATCGATGCTCGACTGTGGCACAAGGTCAAGTTCAAGCCTTCTCATCACGTCCAGATTTGGTACGAGCCGAAGGGCTCCGACCCGTTTACCATCACCGCCTTGCTGTTCAAGGGTGTGAAGGCTATCGGCAAAATGCTCATGCCCAAGATGCCCGGCATGCCCTCGATGGCCGGTACCGCCCAGGGCGACCCGATCGACGAGGCCAGCGCCAAGGGCAACAAGGTCAAGATCGGTGACCCGGTGCGTAACTTGGCCGGCCGGCAGAAACTGTTCCCGGCTTATCTGGCTGAGCCGCGCCCTTGGTTTGCGGCGCCGCGCGAGCAGTGGACTGAAATGCTGCTATACGTCTCGGGCGGCAGCGTGCAGGTCAATACCAGCGACATCAAGATCGGCGAAACCCCGATTATCTCGATGGGTGCTGACGTCATCTGCAATGTCTACCCGCCTGGCGCGGATGTTTCAGGCAATACCGCCTCGATGCTTTGGTACGGCGTCGATGAGGTCGGGGCCAGCTCCAACGGTTCGGCCGGCTTGGAAATGACCGTAGCCACCGCGCTGACGCAGACCGCGACGGCCTCGGCCTACCAGTTCAGCGGGACCAGTATCGGCATCCCGTCCGGCGCCGGCGCCTTCCCGACTGACTGGGCAAGTGGCCTGATCATTCGCGTCCTCTCGCCTTACGTGTACACCGTTATCGACGGCGGCGCCGGGCGAGACATTGTGCGCGGCCCGCTGGAAATGCTGAATCCATCGGTAGGGATGTCGATCGAGGTCCAGGGTGCGAACGCCGGTTATTACGTCGTCCACTCCTACACCCCGTATGCGCCGGCCGTGCCGCCAACTTCGGGCACGCCGTCGACGATTCTCGGCTCGAGCATTCCAGCCCGCTACGACTACAACGTGACGCCGCTGACCTTCACCGTTTCGCTCGGCGCGACCCCTTATTCTGTCGCGCTGAATACGGCAACGACGGACCTGGCGGGCCTGGTCTCTGCCATCAATACCGCCAAGGGTGGCGCGCCGTTCGTGGCCAGCGCCTCGGCAGGCAAGGTTCTGCTGACGCAAACTGGCACCAACAACGGTCTGGCCCTGGTCTCGTCCGGCGGCGCTGACGTGCTCGGCTCCAGTCCGATCAATACCACCGGCACTGCAGCTACTTCGGGCACGCCTGAACAGCTGGCAGAAATGACCCTGGACTACGTCGGTGGGCAGCCGGTAGTCGGCCTCGCACTCGGCTCGGCCCTGGCCACCATCGGCCCGGCCGGCCTTCGCTATCGGATCACGGCCTTCAGCTCAACGCTAATGGTTGTCGAGCGCCTGACCTCGTCCGGATCGGTCGATACTGGCTGGCCAGGCTTTGACCTGACCGAAACGGTCAACGGCCTAATCACCCTTGACCCGTCGAACCTGCAGGGTGGATATCGTGGCTGGTTCAGCTGCGCACCGAAAGGCGAGCTGGTCACCGAGCTGGAGTGGACTGTGTTTCACCCCAATGGCCTGTGCGGCATCGGGCGAGAAGGGCAGATCTACCCGGTCAGGTCGTTCCATACCTTCGAGTTTCGCGATGCGGATACGGCCGGGCCCGTGACGGTGATCGAGAAAGAGCACTACGGCGGCACGCGTGATGCGCAGGGCTTCACGTATCGCGCGACCCTGCCTTACCCGATGCGACCAGAGGCGCGAATCAAGAAGCGCTTCGTCAGCCAGCCAGGCCGCATCGACTCGGAAAAGCAGGACGATATCAGCTGGTACAGTCTCCGCAGCCTGCGCCAGGTCCGACCGACCACTTACCCGGGCATGACTGTGATAGCGCTGCAGATCCGCGGCGGTGATCGCCTGTCGGCCCAATCAGAAAGCCAGGTCAACCTGATCGGCACCCGGATTCTGCCGATCTACACCGGCGGCGCCTGGACCGCGCCGCAACCCACGCGCGGCATCGTGCCCTGGTGCCTGCATGTCCTGAAGTCGCTCGGATACACCGACGCCGATATCGACCTGCCCGAGTGGGATCGCTTGCACACGGTGTTCGAGGCCGCCGGCCAGTATTACGACGAGGTGATCGACGACACCAGCACGGCAAAGGACCGGCTGAACAATGCGCTGGCGTGTGGCTTTGCCGAGCTGACCATCAAGAACGGCTTGGTCAGCCTGGTGCGCGACGAGCCCCGGGCCGCGTTCGATATCACCTACGGGCCGAAAACGCAGACCTACTCGCCGCAGAACATGACCAAGGGTCTCAAGATCGACGGGCCGCTGCCATCAATCAACGACTTCGACGGTGTCGACGTTGAGTATTACTCGAACCTGACATGGGCCTGGGAAACCGTGCCATGCCGCTGGCCTGGTGATGCGGGACTGAAGGTCGAGAAGGTCAAGCTGCCAGGTGTTGGCGACCGAAACCGCGCTTACCAGTTCGGCATGCGCCGCCGCGGTCACCAACTGTTCCGCCAAGACACCTACAGCTGGGAAACCGAGCTGGCCGGCATGAACTCGGGCTACCTGAGCTTCTGCGCGGTGGCCAGCGATACGCCGGGCCTGTGCCAAAGCGCGCAACTTCGAAGTGTCGCGGCGGTCACCGGTGGCTTCCTGCTGGAATCCACCGAGCCTATCGACTGGTCGGCGCCCGAGACCTACAAAGTCGGGATCAGTCGTGCGGATGGCTCTCTTTCAGGTCCCTTCCAAGCGACTGCGATAGACGAGTACCACATGCGGATCACCGATCTGGACTTCGTGCCCGACACCAGCATGACCCTGCAACTGCCTCAGCTCCTGGTCGGCCCGTCGAGCAAGTGGGCCTACCCGGTCCTGGTCACCAGTTCGAACCCATCAAACGGAAACGTAGCGCTCAAGGGAATGCCCTATGACGCCCGTGTTTACACCTACGACAGCGCCCCGGCGCCCGCATAAGGACAGGACATGATTGCCTACCCTGAAGGTCTGCCTAATCCGCAATACAGCGGGTACGACCTCAACACGGTCAGCCCGATGCGCAAATCAGGACTTAAAAGCGGGCGCACCAGCCAGCGCCGAGGGTTTCGCAATACGCAAACAAATCCCCAGGTGACATGGGAAATGGATGACAGCCAGGCCCAGCTATTTGAAGGCTGGTTCGAATACGTCCTGATCTCGGGAAGCCTGCCTTTCAATTGCCCGCTAATCACGCCGCTCGGCATTCAGGACTACCAGGCAAAGTTCATGGGCATCTATCAGGGGCCGGTACTGATTGGGATCAGTCGCTGGAGGTTCCAGGCGCCACTGAGCCTGCTTCGTCGCCCTCTGCCAGGGCCCGCCTAAGTGGCTCGCTCGATGGATGACACCCAATGATTGCATACCCTGATGGGCTTCCCCTGCCTCTGCGCGACGGCTACGGCTTTGCTCCTTTCGACCCATTGGTCAGCACTCCGCTGCAAAGCGGCCGAACGATAGAGCGCCTGCACTTCAGTGGCACACCGACAGAAGTCAGCGTGACATGGGAGCTAACCAGAAGCGAGGGCTCGATCTTCGAGGATTGGTTCGAGAACACCTTGATTTCCGGCAGCCAGCCTTTCGGGATGCCACTGAAAACCCCGCTCGGCCTCGATGTCTACGAGGCAAATTTCGATGACATCTACTCAGGCCCGACCCTGGTCAACCTGAGTCACTGGCGCTACTCGGCCAAGCTCCGTCTGGCCCGTCGCCCCCTGGTTGATAAGGACTGGATCATCTACGCCCCCGAATACGTCCTCTACTCAAGCATTTTCGACCGCGCCATGAACAAGGAATGGCCGGAGGCCTGACCGCGACAGCCGGAAACACTCTTCAGCCCGCCATGTGCGGGTTTTTTTATGCCCGGAGTCAATGAATGACCATATATGCAACCGGCAACGCGGTCGGATCGACCAGCCCGAAAGACCTGATCGACAACACGCAGAACTTCGACCTTCTAAGTGTCGGGCCGCTACTGGCGTATCCGGACCGCCGGGGCGTGAGTCGTCTGTCGCAGTCAGGTATGGAATCGGCGTTTACGTCGGCACAGATTCAGCGCGACCTCGACTTCCAATCCCAGATGGACAACATGGGCTATGAGCTGCCGGCCATTCCTTACGCTGGCGGCGTGACGATCAGTCGGGTTACGCAGCTGCTCGAAAAGGATGGCGAATACTACCGGGCAAAACCTGGAGTCGTCCCATTCGTCACCACCGGGTCTTGGCCTACGGACCTGACGAAGCTTGTCTACATCGGCGATGCCTCGCTGCGCTTCATGCTTGCTCAACCGGCCGGAGCCGCTCTGGTTGGGCTGATATCCCCACTGCCAGATGCCGTTGCCACGGACGTAGCGGCGTGGGTTTCCCGATTCCTGCCAACCCTGGAGGACTTTGGCGGGAAAGGGGATTACGCCACCGACAATAAGGCCGCACTCGCAAAGCTTCTGGCGAGCGGCGCAAAAGGCATGCGGCTCAACCAGGGAATCTATCGTTTTTCGGACGCTATCGAGCTTCCTACCGGCTTCCTCGTTACCGGTGTGGGCGCTCCGACCCTTGGCTTTGGCACCATCGACGATAAGCAATGGCTTCGGCCTGGCTTCAAGCACCTGATGCCCGGATCCTCGATGATATTTTCTGGAACCGGCACCAAGACATTTGCGGCGCCCCAGCGCATCGACGAATTCGCCACTATGCGCCCTATGATGCGCTTGTATCAGGGCGGCAATGGCTCGGTCGGAACGAAATGGACCGGCTTCGCTGTCATCCAGGATATGGATTGCTTCACCGGAGTAGACGTCTCCGTCGCAACAAAGCCTGGCTTCGAAAACAAGGCCGACTATGAGGTTGGCATCCTTCTGGACGATGTGTCGCGCACTGAGTGCACTGACGTTGTGCAGTTCGGCTATATGCCGAAAGCCGGCTGCGCGATTTCTTCGGTGTTCGGCAATGATGACCCCGACTACAACACTTTCCGCGGCGGCTCGCTGATGGGCAAGCATGGTCTGGCCGAGCTTGGCAGCAATAACGGCCCGGCGACTTACGGATTGAGCGGCACGCGCCTGTTCGGCACAGGCTTGTATACCCTTGACCACCACAGTCGCGGCAGCATGACTACGGCGGAGTTGATTGCCTACTACGCGCCGGCGGATGCTTGGGATTGCTGGTACATCGACGGCGATGTGAATGCCAGTTCTGCAGAGATCAACGGGCACTACGCCTACGGCTGCGAGATCCGAACTCGGGCAAATCACCCGCTGCGCATTGATCATGCGTCCAACCTGCAGATCCATGGTGGTGTTTGCGAAGTATCGCCCTACGGCATCACCAACTCCGACGTTCCGACATTTATCGGATCGGCCAACGTCAAGCGCGGTGTAGGCTTCTATGGCTTCCGCATGAACTACACGTCGCTGGTGTTTAACGACCAGTTCGTCGGCCTTATCCCGGTGCCGGTCATGGTTTCAGGCGACCCCCTGAATGGTCGGATGGGCGTTTTCGGGAAAAACCCGGATGGTGGCTACACCGGATCAGTGCTTGGTTCTGACGGAAACGTCGGCGACGCCGCCATCCAGCTTACCAAGGACGCAAACAACGGTAGCGCCGATTGGAAGATGAACATCGACATCAGCGACCCGCTGGCGCCGCTGCAGTTTAAATATGGCGGCGTTATCAAGGCGCAGCTTGGCACCCTTGGGTCGTATGGTGTTAACGCTCCGGCAGGATCGGATGCGGCCTACTTGCTGACGAGCAACGGCGGGGCCAGCGTATGGGCTTTACGAACACAATTTAGCTCGACTGGGCAATTGCAGTTCCGCCCTGGCGGGACCAGTGGCTCGCCAGTAATGCAGATCCTTACCAGTGGCACACTTACCCCCGGCGCGTCTGGCGCATCCGACCTGGGAACTGCCTCGCTTCGCTATAGCAACGCCTACCTGGTCAACGCACCCAACGTGTCCTCAGACGAAAACCTCAAGGACATGATCAGCGACATCCCTGATTCGTGGCTGGCGGCCGTCCGCAACGTCAACGTCATCCGCTACAAGATGAAGGCGGCAATGGCACTGAAGGGCGACGCTAACGCTCGCTGGCATATCGGGGTTATCGCTCAGCAGATTGTTCGGGCGTTCGCTGATCAGGGCGTCGATGCATTCGAAATTGGGATTGTTGGTAAAGACTCCTGGGGCGATATGTACGACGACGTCGTAGTGCCGGCACTTGATTCTGACGGAACCCCTACCGGCGAATACATCCCCACCGGGGAGAAGCTGCTTGTCAGGGCGGCCGGGGAAGAGCTGAGCGTGCGTTACGAGGAACTCCTGGCGCTTAAAATTGCCGCACTGGAACGAGCATAAACGCCCTTGACACGATAGCCCGCCAGTTGCGCGGGCTTTTTTTTGCCTGGAGAAAACTATGCCGATCACCTCGCAGCAACTGCTGCAGATCCTTCCGAACGCTGGCAAGCAGGCTGGCGTGTTTGCCTCAGCGCTCACGCTGGCCATGGACAAATACCAGATCAACACGCGGCTTCGCATGGCAGCCTTCATTGCCCAGGTCGGCCATGAGTCCGGCCAGTTCCGCTACGTGCGCGAACTGGGCGGCGACCAGTACCTGAGCAAGTACGACACCGGGCCGCTGGCAGCGCGCTTGGGCAACACGCCCCAGGCTGACGGCGACGGGCAGAAGTACCGCGGCCGGGGCCTGATCCAGGTCACCGGTCACGACAATTACCTGGCCTGCAGCAAAGCTTTGTTCGGTGATGATCGCCTGCTGCGCATGCCTGAACTGCTCGAGCAGGCTGAGTGGGCGTGCAAGTCTGCGGCCTGGTTCTGGGATTCGCGTAACCTGAACGCCCTAGCGGATGTTGGCGATATCCTGGCCATCACCCGGCGTATAAACGGCGGAGCCAATGGCCTGGCCGAGCGCAAGACATTCTACAAGGCAGCCCTGAACGTGCTGCCCTGATCGTAGCTATACAAACGAGGGGATTCGGTAGCCAGAACGGCTGAGAGGGAGGCCCGCGCAGGTGGCGGGCTTTATCGTTACTCGATCATGGCATTGCCGCCACCACGATTACGCGACCTCTTTTTTCACTACAGCGCGAAGCACGGAGTCGGCGTCATTTACAGTTTTTGACTCGATGTATGCACGGTTTTTGGCAACCATTTCGAGGATGCCGGCATACATGGAATACTGCATGGTTCTGAAGTGCGAAGGTGTGTCGATCTGCGATGGGTGAACTGGGCAGTCGGGAACAATGAAGCATTCGCTATTCTGGAACTTCTCAGCAAACTCACGGCTGCGATCTTGCATCACCTGGTTGGTGTGGTGATGCAGCGGGAAGTTGAAAAACACAATCGGCGTATTGGGCTGCTTTTCACGAACCCAAGCGATCAGTCGGTGCCACTTCTCAATAGCCAGGCCCAGGTCCAGGTATTCCTTTTCGAGGTCGAACAGTTCGCTGATGTTGGTACAGTCGGCGAATGTCAGGAAAAGGCTGGGGGTTTCACCTTTTGGCGCGGCTAGCTTTGCCATCAGATCGACGAAGTTATCCATGACGATCAGGTCAAGCTCGCCGTCGAGCGCCTTCATGAAGCCAAGTTGGTTATGAATCGCGTGATGGCCCAGCTTGCGACTGGTGAGCTGGTTATCCAGCATCAGGTTGCAGCGGGCCGCGCCACCTTCGCTGAGCGCCATTTTTGCAATGAATTCGCTAGAGGGCTCAGCCGACACCTTGTCCACATAGTGGTCGACGAATCGGTCGACTCGGTTATGGTAGACAGCACCTAACAGCTTCACATCTGATCTTGCTTGTAAAGCATTAACAGAGTACCTAGACAGACAAGACCCGAATGTAACCACCTTCATAAATGCTGCTCCATGCTTTTACTTCCAGAAGACCTGAAATTGTATCGACCACAGTCTGCTTTGTACAATGGAAGAAAAGGACTTACGCACGTAAACCCATGAAATATCAAGTCAAATAAAGGTGGTGGAATGGAAGGCGTAGAGCTGAGCCCAAAGATTGAGCGCGAAGCCGACAAGCTTCTTGCTCAGATCGCTCAGGCGGATTCGATGATTGTTGCGGTGAAAGCCGGTGCACGCGCAGAGGGCTTTGTTCTCGGCTTGGAATCGGCCCGCGCTTTAAGTGAGGCTACCATTGATCGGCTCTACGTAATCTTCGATACCGCGACGGAAGAGCGACTGAGATCGCTGACCGAAACTTAGAACAAGCCGCTTTCCTCGGCTGGCTTTATCAGGTCGGGGCCCTGATTGCGCACGTTGCCAACCGCGCGGTCCACCCTGAACCATTCGAATGCCTCGGTCGGCTCGCCCTGGTGCATCACCATTTGTTCAGCGCGCTCCTTTGGCGTGGACGGGTCGAGCCATTCGCGAGCCAGCTCAGGCGATAGCGTTACTGGTCGGCGGTCGTGGATGTCCACCATACCGCCGGCGCTGTCGGCGGTGATGATGACGAAGCCGTCATGCTCACTCGGCTCATGCTCGGCGTTCGGATATTGCCCGATCGCAGCGCACAATATAGGCGCCCGGTCTCGGCGGCGGATCAGGTACGGCTGCTTTTTCGGTCCGCCTTCATCCACCCACTCAAACCAGTTGTTGATCGCGATGATTGCCCGGTGCGGCCAGATAGCCCTAAAGAATGGGCCGTGGGCGACCTTCTCTACCCTGGCATTGATCGGTGCTGCGCGATCCTTTGCCCAGTGCGGGCGCCATCCCCAGCGCACCATATCGGCGTGCAGGTATTCCCCTTCCTGGTGAAAGATGGCGAGCTGGGTTGTCGGGGCGGCGTTGTACCGCTCGAAAGGCCGGTCACCGGCGCTGTTGACCAGAGGGTTAGGCATGCTGAGTGCCGCCACGAAGTCGTGGATGCCGTCGTATTGGGAAAGTCGTCCGCACATGTTCAGCCTCTCTGATTACCCGCTTGCAACTCGCGAATGATCCGTTCTTTTTGATCAAGGACCATTGTCAGGCTCCGGATCTGCGCAAGCTGGTCGGTGGTTTCCGCCTCCAGGTTCGCCATCCATGCCCGCTTCTTTTGGAGTTCAGCTGACAGCTGGTCGTTCATTTCGACCAGGGTGGAAATATTCTCCCTCGCCGCGTGAAGCTGCCGCCTCAGCTCTTCAATGTCCTCCTCGAGCATATGGGCGTAATGCTTGACGGTTTCCAGCCTGGTCGGACTGCCGAGCCAATCGCTGGTGTCTTCGATTTCGTAGCGGTCCACGGTTGTGCCTTACGGATACTGATTGGATATACAGTAATCGAGCGGAGTGCACCAGGCGAGGCGAATGCGACGAATAGCAGGGAAGGTAGGTACTTTGAACGATCGGCTGGCCGCCGGATAGGATGTTCAGCAATATCAGGATCAAGTAGAAGCCACGGACTTTAGCACCACAAAGCGGCCGCCTATCCTTAAACTGCCCTCCATTTCCGGAGGACGCCTGATGCCACTACCGCTCAAAGATCTTGTGAAGCTGAATCAAATAATTGGACGCATCCAGTCTGGCCACTTTGATGCAAATGATGCCGATAGTCTGCTTATGAAGCTTCGACCTTATGCGGGAAAGGATACAGTTTTCTTTGAGTTGGCAAATTTCGTGGCGCACTCAGACGCGCGCGATCGAGGACTTGCGCAACGGTCTATCACAGGGTTTGTGGACTCGATCCAGTACATTCAAGAATACGTTTCTGAGAAACGCCCGCTAGACCTTGGCGAACCGTTGCCAGCGTACATCTACCGGTTATTTCTTTCCCAGGCTCACCTGTCGGACGAACGCCGCTTGAAGGCCGAGCATAGGATGAGTCGCGCCACGCTCATCAAAAAAATCGAAGCTAACTTTTCTATGGACAAGAAAAGCGGAACATGCGGTCTACGAAAGAATAAAATCGGTGCTGAGCTAATCGCGGCTCTTCAGTACATCACCGGATTTATCTACTCAAGGCCAGCATTTCACATCCGCGATTTTCACAGGGAACTGAAGGATGTCATGCGTGCCCAAAAGGTCGATTTTGACGAAGTTGCCTGGAGCGCCCAAACAGACCGTATATCTCTCGCAATTCTGTGCCTTGTGTCTAATACCGAGTTCGTGCTTACGAGCGGTAGTCGAGCAACCTGCAAGTTGGGAACCGAAAACGACTTCAGGATTCTTCATGGACAGCGTCGACTTCCTACTGGCGCCATGAGCTCCGAGCCAACCAGCTTCGGAAAGCTGATTATCTGTGGTGAGGCGACGGTGAACAGCGCGAACAAGGCCCCGTTAAAAGTCAGTTTCCCATTGATCGACACCGATCTAGATCCGCACGAACACTGCGACCCAAAACTGTTCCTACGAGACAAGTCTGCAGATGATTTCGGCGGATGCACGGTGGAAATCATCAACTTTGCGCAGGACATGTCACTGACAGCTGCCTACCGACTTGTGCGGACCGAATCACTGGTTCAATGACAGCCGGGCCGGGAAAGGGCGGCCGAGTCACTCGGGAGTCATCAGCACCGCGAGCGTCAGCTTGATGAATTCTTCATTTTTATCGATTGTGTCCAGGGCGCCGCGGACGTTATCTGCGACGTCGCCCCCGCCGCTTTGTTCGACCCAATTGGAAAGCTCCATGATGGCGGCTTCCAGGGCGAGCTGGTTTTCATTGATCTTGAACAGCAAGGAAGGGAGCAGGTCTGAGTTTGGCATCGCGAATCCTCCGTGGAGATTTCAGCGTAGCATTGGGAAATAGTGCATGGAGGGGGTTTGTGTTCGTCGGCAGGACGCCGGGGAGGGTGCCAAAAAGGCGTGCGTGACTTTTGCGTGACTTTCTCACGCGCTTATAAGCACTACTGGGCATTCGGTTGCAGCGAGCGCCAATGATTACGGCCAAAACAAAGGGTCTTGCATGGGTCCTGCGTGCATGGGGTGCTAGGGGTCGAGTGTTCGAATCACTCCGTCCCGACCATATTTTTCAATGATTTAGCCCAATCTGCAAAGGTTGGGCTTTTTCGTATCTGCGTTTTAGGGTTTCTGGTAGTTAAATGGTAGTGAATTGAGACTTGCTGGCGCCTTGCGTTGCTATATAGGGTTGGCGGTTACCGGACAGAGTGCCAATGTAAACTGAGCCATCCTGCCGGTTCAAAACGGACCCACCCGGGTGGGCCGGTGGGCCGTTACTTTTTCGAGCAGTGCATGCTGCCCAAGGAGTACGGTGCCTGCCAGGGAAGGTGTCGCATGGTCTGGTTTTAATCAAGCTCGGTCTTAACTGCTGAAGTGATGGCCCTCTTCTTGTTCGTGATGGTGATTCCTAGGGCTTTGAAGCTTATGCCGCCGCCGGCTGGGCTTTGTGTGGCTGCCTGAGTGTTCGGGGATGGTCCGTCGGTCTTGGCATGCTCTGAGGTGCTTTCATTGGCTTGCGCCTCCAGGTCATCACTAACAGGATGGGCGCTCACTGGATTGGCGCTATTGCCCATGAGTGCATTGCTGGGCGCTGGTTTTGCTTCTGGGGGCTGCAGGCCCTGAGGTGGTGGGTCAGTAACTGGGTTCTCATCAATTGGCATCTGAGCGTGAGTTGGAGGTGTCGGTGTGTTGTCTTCACCGTCTTCCGCTGCTCGGTATGCAGAATCGTTTTTTTGTAGGATCTGCTCAAAGAGTTCTTTGGGGGAGAGTCTAGTTCGTACAGTTATTACGTCCTTGATGGTGTTCATTCTCTGCTTATATAACTTATTCACTTTTTTGGATTGATCCTGGGCACTGGACTCAGCCGAGAGTCGTGCGTCCTGTAGTTCGATCTCGAATTGACAGAGTGTTTTCACGCTGTTGTCTAATAGGTCCATGACGATTGCTCTGGTTTCTTTCTGTTTTCCTGAATTTTCTCTTGCCTCCCTCAGTTGTGCTTTGAGCTCCGCGTGTCGCGCGTCATCCGTATTTAACCCACCTAAGATTAATCTGCCAAGCATATCGGCTTCGGTGATTTGGTTGCTCTTGGCTAGCCGCGTCAGCTCTTTTTTTACATCGATTCTGAGTTTGAACGCGGAGGTCTTGCGGTTCTTCTCTTTATCTGAGGCGCTGCATTTTACCTGCCGCCATGCTGCCCTCATTTGCACCAGAATCAGTACGCCCTCTCTTGAGCGATCCAGGTCCTCGCCGATCCGAAGGAGCTCAACGATGGTGAGGGGGAGTGTTTGCTGACCTAGTTCGCCTTTCCCTTGCAGATATCTCTGAGCCCATTTCAACTGCTCGTGATCGTGGCTATCAAGCCATGTAAGTCCTGATAATCTCCGACTCATATCTCTCACTCAATGATCAACGTAATTTCGTGGGATTATACCCATTTGTACATCACGTGATTTGATCACGTTGTACGTCACGTTAATACGTCATAGTCTTCCAAAAAACAGTCTGTAATTAATACGATATAATAGACATCTACTACCTTGGTCTCTGGAGGCTGTGCGTGTTTCTAGCTGCTTTATCCTGCGAGGAGAAAGGACTTGATCCTGTGGGAAAATACTTCTTGGTTCGTTTCGTTCAGTGCTTCGGTACCGTTGATCCAGAGGGGCTTGGAGTGAAGGGACTTGCAACGCGGTTTGGGCTCTCGGATAGGCAGGTGACGAAGTCCCTGGACGCTTTGGTTGGGTGCGGCGTGATGACCTTATCGGCCGTTGCCAAGGGGCGGGGGCATCCTAAGAGGTGTTACCGGCTCCAGGATGACTTTCACAAAAAGCTCAAGAAAGCAGCGGAGCGCCGTCCAGCTCACCATGAGGCAGCGGTCGGCAGTTTGCTGATGCACGAAAATAGGAAAGTTACCCAAGCAGGCGAAAAGCCAGAGAAGCCAAAGGTGGATCAGGTTCAGTTGGCCGAACTACGGAGGAAACGACAGCCTGGTCAGTTGACTGTCGTGAATAGCCTGTTGCTGAGCGTGCTGTTATGCCGTGCCGACCGTTTCGGAGTGGTCAGCGATCTGGGTTCTTCAGCTCTGTGCAAGATCACGGGGCTTGGCAAGGAAGAATTGAAGCACAGGGTGCAACGGCTAATTCATCAGGGGTTGATACGCACCTACGTACCAGGTGCAACCAGTTCGGTTCTGTTCGCCAAAATGAAAAGTGTCTACTTCCTCAACCTGAGTCATCCGGAGCTATCGGAGGGAGGTTTTTCCATTTCAACTCTAGTCTGCCAAGGCGGGATCGTATCCTCCAAGGAGGTAAGACATGCATCTGACATCTATGGTGACGTTCGTTCGCTTCGCGCAAATCCAAGGCTTTTTGATGGTGCTCCATACCTACGGCTCGTCAAATTCCTTGAGGGTCAATACCTCCCGTTCTTTCGATTATTACAGGGCATGCTGGAGCAGTACGCCGCTCAGCTGCTTACCAGGCATTGGTCGGCGTTGGATGACCTTGTGATAAACAAGCGGATTGACGACCAAGAGTTACGAGAGTCGATCGCTCTGCGTTTTCGGCCTTCAAGTCTGCCGTCAGACTCTGGTGCTGATCCGCGCGCCATTCTGTCGGATCAGCTCTATCACGCTGCCTATGACCTGGCTGTCGGGATCAAGGAACAGCTTCGCCATGCCCAAAACGTTCCGTTTGAAACCATGGATTTTGTCATCATCCCCAGGCCTTTGAGCTCCCGCTATTTACCTATTGCGCTGCTCGCGCTGCCCAAATTTCCGGATGGCTGGCGAGGCTGTTTAGTCATTAAGAACTCTGCTGAAGGCGAGGTGGTCGCAGAACCATTTTTCCGAGAGTCCGGCATTCCACTTGAGGATCGATACCGCTATGGCTTGTTGACCCGGCCAAGCAGTGAGAAGGCGGCCACGTAGGTATTTTTCTACACTACATCCCAATCCTCTGAACGGAATACAGAGGAACCTGTTCATGAGGTTAATCCGCCTGAAGGATGTCAAACACGTCACCGGCCTGGGTCGGTCCACCATCTACAAATACATCGAAGAAGGGACTTTTCCAAAGTCAGTGTCATTGGGTGAGAGAGCGGTGGCCTGGGTTGAGAGTGAAGTCCTGGACTGGGTCATGGCTCGGATCGAGGCCCGTGATGCTCATGAATCTGTCACTGCACTGTTGCAGCTAAAGGCTGCATGACCAGCCATTGGGTTGAGCTTTCGCTCCGTCATGTGGTCGGCGTATGGGCCGACCGTATGGCTCCCATCAATGGTTTAGTTTCAGAGTATCGAAATCGTTGCAGAAGCCACATTCTTCCTGCGTTCTCTGCAATACCGCCACCCCACTCCCTTGCGGGTGTGGGGTGGTGGGTTTCGGTATTAGTATTATTTATAGAACCCCAGTATAGAGTCCTGTATAGAGAGCTCTGCATAGCTCATGTTCATAACCACAGCACGTACATCGTCATCCCCTCAATGGGGATGCGTCATAGCCCCCGTAACACATCCGCTGCAACGAGTAGCAGTCTCAGCGCCAGACGCTGAGCCGAGGTCCGTCCAACCGTAAATAAATACCAACTCCCCTGAGTTTATAACTCACTCAGCGGATCATCCCCATGGCACACCAGCCCAAGCGTCACCCCGGCAACAGCAATCTCCACCTGCATTACGACGACACCTTTCACGGTCTGCCCGTAATGGCGTCCCACGCGCCCTTCATCACCGAATACCTGGAAAGTCTTCTTCAGACAACTCAGTTGGCGCTGAGCGCCCACCGCCAAGTGTTCGCGGTGCGTTTCGATCTACGTTTCCCAGATGACTATATGCCACCGGCATCAAGCAATGCCGTCATCTCCAGGTTTATCGCTTCCTTGAATGTCAGGATTCAAGGCGCACGTGAGCGCTCCAGGCGTCTGAATGGCTCTGCCCATCAGACTAGCGTTCGCTGGTGCTGGGTCAGAGAGGTAGGGCGAGAGGGGCGCCCGCACTTCCATTTCGTCCTGCTGCTCAACAGGGATGCGTTCCACACGG